CTTTAGATTTTAGATTTTCAGGTGAAGATAATTATGCTCTTTCTTTCATAGGTACTCTTACTAGTATAGGTACTGGAGATAATGCGGGTCTACAGGTAAGTCCCGATTATAAAGCAGAGACTGCTGCAGGAGCTATGTGGCAAACAATAGAAGTCTTCGCCACAACGGCCTTTAACGGCGTTGTGAATGGTCCATGGGCAGCTATTAGGTTTATTAAGCCAGGCGCTCAGACAGCTAAAGTAGTAGGGCTTGCCCAAGGTAGGAATAGAGCTAAACCAGCTATTGTAGGTTAAAGGATTACTCCATGAGTGTTCTCAAACGAGTAGTCAAACGAATAGTTTCTCAACCTCCCGAAAGAATCAATAATAGAATTGTTGATGAATTTAGTGCTGTTCCTGGTCTTGGTCTGGAATATGAAAATGGCATACATCTTGATTTCAGACAAGGTTTAACAGATGGGCATTACATAAAAATACCAGGTAATGATCCTGTAATTTCTCCATTTAGTACTCTTTTTACTTTCACTGGAGATAATCTTTCTTATTATATGGATTCGGCAGGACTATTAATTCCAAGTATTACTAATATTCCTAGATTAGAATATAATTCTTCAGGAATTTTACTTGGATTATTAATAGAAGGAGCGCGTACAAATCTCGGACTCCAGTCTAATGATATGACAAATGCTGCTTGGGTAAAAACTACTATGACTACAGCTAAGACTTCTATTGGACCTGATGGTGTTGCGAATAGTGCGACGCGCGTCACGGCATCGGCTGGCAACGGGATGAGTCTTCAGACCGTCACATCAGCTAGCGCTACACGCGCCTATTCCGTCTGGCTCAAAAGGATCACCGGGACTGGTAATATCGATTTGACGGTCGATAATGGCACCACCTGGACGACCAAGACGATCACGACCTCTTGGGCACGATATGAAATTACGCAAGCTGCTGTAACCAATCCTATTTTCGGTATCCGTATTGTAACAAATACCGATGCTATCGATGTCTGGTGCAATCAACTTGAGAGTGCGTCATTTGGTTCAAGTGCAATTCCTACTACATCTGGAAGCGTGGCGAGGGCGGCTGATTTACCCAAGCGAACAATCGGCTCTGAGTTCTTAGCGAGCGCGGGAACCGTCTTCGCTGAATTCGACCTGCTCTCCGGGCGCAGCGGTGCGGGCCACGTCTTTTCGATGAGTAACGGCACCACGAACGAACGCCACTTGGCGCAACTGAGTGCTGGCAACGCGCTTCGTTACTTCATCGCAGACGGTAGCGTAACGCAGGCAGACATAAATCCTGGCTCGCCTGCACTTGCGACTGTCACGATGACGAAAATGGCGCTCACCTACGCGCTGAATGATGTGAATCTCGTTCTCAACGGCACGAGTCTCGGAACGGACGCTGTGGCCACGATGCCGACGCCGACGACGTTCAGCCTCGGCGTTGATCAGGCCGATCTGCAACCCCTCTTCGGCCACATCCGCCAGATTCATTATTGGCCCGAACGTAAATTAAATTCAGAATTACAAGCAAGGACAACCTAATGGCACCTTCTGGTTCAAAGACTTTTAGTTTTCCTGTAGATAATATCATTAGAGATGCCATACAAATGGTAGGCGGAGAATGGACTAATGCCGAAGAACAGGATTCAGCACGTAGTTCATTGAATTTACTTCTTCTTGAACTTATAAATAAGGATGCTCCTCTTGGTTCTATAAAGGAATATAATGTCAGTGTAGGAACTTCAGATGCTAGTTTCCCCGTAGAAAATGGGACAGTAGGCATATTAGATGTCTTATGCCGGACCAGTAATGTAGTATCTGTAGGAACTATTTCTACAGAATATGGCAACGGTTATACCGATATTACTATGGCTCGTATGTCTTTTCTTGAATTTCATACGATAAGCGATAAACAGAAAAGTTCTAGACCTACTAGTTTTATGACTACAGTAAGTGGGCAACAACTACAACTTAATATATGGCCTATAAATAATACTGTACCAAGACATCTTTATTATTATGCAATTGTTCAACCAGATGTAGTTACAAAGAATTATCAAGACCTTGATATTATGAATAGATACTTACCTGCAGTAGTCGAAGGACTAGCCTATAGAATAGGGAAGAAACGCAAGGGAATTTCTAGCGAAAGATTACAGATGATCAAGGTAGATTATAAGGAACATCTTCAGGAAGCATTTGATGCTGATCGCGAACGTACAAGCGTATTCTTGCGACCTATCATAAGGTAATAAGGAGTGGATTAGTGTGGCATTTCGTCCTCAAATCTATAGAACTACACGGAAAGGAAAAGAAGGACGTTTTGCTAAGGGTAAACATGCAGTAGGAATTTGTCATAGGTCTGGATTTAAGGTTCCTTATATAGAACTTAAATTTGAACCTGGGACAAGTTTTTTAGTACATAGGTCTGAAAACGACTGGGAAAACTCTTTAGTAACACATCCTCAGAATTTTCCTCCTGAAAAGAAGATCGAACGTATTGCACTTAGATGGTCATTTGGTGATTCTAAAATATCTGTAGGGTCTGTAGTATCTGCTAAACAATTATTCTTACCTAGTCATGCTTCTGTTTCTAATCAATTTATTCAGTATGCACAATTAAGTATTTCTACTGGGGTATCAATTGTAGCAAGTGTAGGTACTGGGGTATCGGATGGATTATTATTTAATAGTGTAAATAACAGTATGTACTATTTGATTATTTTCCCAGGTATTTAATTATGGTAGTAATAAGAAGAAGTTTTAGTATTGGTCAAAAAGGAGGAGCATTTGCAAAAGGACGAAAGGCTATTGCAATTGATCAAAGAACTGGTTTTAAAAAATTGCAAAGAGATATGTTATTTGAACCTGGCACTAATTATTTTATGCATAAGGAAGAATCAGACGGAAAGCATAATCTTGTAACAGATAAACTTAATTATATAAGTGATAAAATGAAGGAACCAGAAGCAATAGGATTGAAGTATCCTAGTCTTGATGTAGCTCTTAGTATTGGAACAATTGTTTCTGCAGATAGTTTAGCTTTAGATGGTCCAAGACCTTTAGGTACTAATTTTTATCAATTCTATAGTGGTACTAGTTTAGGATTATGAAAATAAAGCATAGAGGGAAACCATTTGCAAAAGGACGAGATGCAGTAGCTATTTGTCAACGATCAGGTTTTAAATATCTTCAATCTGAAATGGTATTTGAACCAGGAACTAATTATTTTGTTCATAGAAGTGAAACAGATGGTTTTAAAAATTTAGTCGATGATCCATTGAATTATGCACCAAAGAAGATGAGAAGACCGGAATTAATTTCACTTAGATATTCTTTTCCAGAAGATAAGTTATCTATAGGAACTATTGTAAGTGCAGAACAATTATTTTTACCAAGTTATGCTTCAGTCTCTAATCAGTTTATACAGTATGCCGTAGTCAGTATAGGTTCTGGAGTATCGGGAGTAGTTTCGACTGCACGAGCAGCTAAGTTCTCTTCTAGTGCAAATAGTCAGTATGTATTAGTGATTTTCCAAGGAATATAAATTATAAATGGCTAATAATATAATAATTAAAGATGGAAATGACGTAAGTAGGACACTACATACTGTAGAAGATTCTACTAGTGCTCATTTTAATCAAAGTATTCCTACGGATGTCTCGGGTCATGTAGCTTCTATTGTCTCGGGAGCAGGTCAAGCTGCTCAGAGCGGTATGGGTGGTCTAGTAGTAGCTTTGCACCCTTCTAGTCCGGTGCCTGCTGGAACTAATTTCATAGGCGCAGTAAGCGTCAGAGGCAACGTTTCTATTGATGATAAAGTTTCTGTAGCAGGAAGAGTAAGCGCACATCAAGATGGTACTTGGGATGTAAATGCTTCAGTTGTAGGACTTGTAAGTATCAATGGTCCATTACCTGCTGGTACCAATTTACTTGGTAAGGTTTCTATTGCTGATTCTATAATAGGAGTTTCTGTAAAAGATAGTACTCTTGCAATTACTCAAAGTGGCCCTTGGAGAGTTTCTGTAACCGATCCTCTACCTGCCGGTACTAATCTTATAGGTGCTGTTTCTATTAGAGGCAATATTCTTGGTTCAGTATCAATTAGTAATATTGCAGATGTCTCTGTCCAAGATAACGCGCCCGTAAGTGTACGAGGAGGAGTTCTCGGTGCTGTATCGCTAGGCGGAGGTACTGCTATTATAGGCAAGGTTTCATTAGCTGGGATTAATCCTGTATCTGTAGCAGGTAATATTCCAGGTATAGACAGTGCTATTACTGTAGGTACTCATGCAGTTACACAGTCTGGTACCTGGACTGTACAACCAGGAAATACTGCCAATACTACACCTTGGCTAGTATCGATAGGCGGTAATGTCTCTTTGAGTGATAACGCACCTGTTTCTGTAAGAGGAGGAGTTTTAGGTGCTGTATCGCTAGGCGGCGGTACTGCCATTATAGGTAAAGTATCACTAGCAGGTATTAATCCAGTTTCTGTAGCAGGCAATATTCCAGGTATAGACAATGCTATTACTGTAGGTACTCATGCAGTTACACAGAGTGGTACTTGGACTGTACAACCTGGAAATACTGCGAATACTACTCCTTGGCTTGTTTCAGTTGGTGGCAATGTCTCTCTTAGTGATAATGCGCCAGTCTCCGTAAGAGGCGGAAGAGTTTCTATTGCAGATAGTACTCTTGTTGTTACTCAAAGTGGTACTTGGACTGTTCAACCAGGTAATACCGCCAATACTACTCCCTGGCTTGTTTCAGTAGGTGGCAATGTTTCTCTTTCAGATAATGCTCCAGTTTCTGTACGCGGTGGTGTCCTGGGAGCAGTATCATTAGGTGGTGGTACTGCTCAAATAGGTAGAGTTTCTGTCTTTGTAGATCAAGTACCGTTCAATGTTTCGGTAATGAATTCTTTGCCTGTACCCGTAAGTATTGTAGCCGGTAAGGTATCTATACAAGGTATTTCTCAAGTATCGGTAGCTGGTTCCGTTACAGTAGCTCCTCCTACAAATACTGGTGCTGCAGTAGGTGCAGGTGCTTTCTTTGTAGGGGGTACCGATGGAGCAAATTTAAGAGGTTTACTTACAGATGCTTCAGGACGTTTGGTAGTACACGTAAGCAATACGGCTCCTGGTGGGGCTGCAGGTAGTACACAAGTAGTTTCTATTGGTGGAGCAGTAAGCAATCAAGCTGTCCAGATAGCTTTTACTGATGGCACTAATGCAAGAACACCTTTGGTTAATACTGGTGGAAATATTCTTGTCCATGTCTGTAATGCACAACCTACTCCTTCCGGTATTACTCAAATGGTCTCTATTGACGGAGCAGTAAGTACTCAAGCTGTACAAGTAGCTTTTACAGATGGAACTAATGCAAAAACTCCGTTAGTAGATGTAAGCGGTGTAATAAGAACAACAGGGTATACATTTACAAGTCAATATATTTTTACGAGACCTGCAGATACTACTGCTTATGCAGGACCTACTGCAGCATTTCCAGGTACTGCAGGAGACTTAATTGCCAATAGTACTACAAATACTGCAGTAGTTCCACTTAAATTTAAAGTAGCAAGAGTGCCTGGGGGTATAGCATATATTCGTAGAGCACGTTTGTTCAGAACAGGTACTGCTGCTGCTGCTAATATACATAATGTAGCTACTGCTTTACGATTACATATATTTAATACTACGAATGAAGTAAGTGTAGCTACTGGCGATAATGTAGCAATGAAGGCTTCTCCTGTAAGTGTTTATAGAGGACATATTGATCTTTTGCTACCAGTTAGTGTCATTGGCATTAGAACTGGTGGAGGTACTTCGGTAGCTTATTATCAAGGTGTTCCGGCAGGTTCTAGTGAAATTATTTGTCATTTAAGTTCTAATCAAGTTTCAATACAAGCTTTACTTGAATCAAGAGGTGCTTGGACACCAATTTCAGGAGAGATTTTTACTACACAATTAGACGTATTTCAATAATAAAAGGATATAATATTATGCCAGGACCACCTCCAGATAGTTTTATAGCTTATAAAAATATTTATTTTGGTACTGGAGTATCAGGTAATGAAACAATACCTGAACGTGCTAATTTTTTAACAATAGAAGTAATGGCTCCAGGCGGCAACGGAGGTACTGCCAATGCTTTATGGGGAGGTGGTGGTGGATCGGGAGCAGGAGCAAGCGATAAACTTTTTATATTAGGTGCTTCTGATGCAGGAAGACAAATATTTTATCAAGTAGGTGGTAGAAGTGGAGAAAATTCATTTGTTACTGGTAGTTTAGAAATAGAAGGAAGTGTCTCTATTCTTTGTAGTTCTGGTATCAATGGTTTAAATGGCGTAGATGGTGGTGCAGGAGGAAGTCCTGGGGGAAATGGATATGGAGGAGATAATAATTATACAGGTGTGGTTGGAGAACCGGGAGTTTTTGTTGGTGATGGCGGTTTTGGTGGAGTTAGAGGATATGTTCCAGTTAGTTATGATGTATACCCTTATGTCTCTGCTTCACCAGAACAAGGAGAAGGTGGTTCGGGCGGAAGTACTGATATTATGCCAGGAGAAATTGCAAAATCTGGATTTATTTCATTTAAATTTTCTTAATTAGGATAAACTTATGGCTAACAATATTACAGTAAAAGACTCTACTGGTACTACTAAGACAATTCATACAGTAGAAGATTCTACTAGTGCTCATTTTAATATGTCTGTTCCTGTAGACGTAAGTGGGCATACTGCGACTGTAGTATCTGGTAGCGGTCAAGCAGCTACAACAGGAATGGGTGGTCTAGTAGTAGCTTTACATCCTTCTAGTCCATTACCAGTAGGTACTAATTTACTTGGAGGAGTATCTGTAAGAGGTATTGTTACAGTAGCTGGTCCAGTATCTATTGGTGGCAATATTCCAGGTATTGATTCTGCAATTACAGTAAATGCTCATGCAGTAACTCAAAGTGGCCCTTGGAGAGTATCGGTAACTGATCCTTTGCCTGCAGGAACTAATCTAATAGGTGCAGTAAGCATTAGAGGTAATGTAAGTATAGACGATAAGGTTTCTGTAGCAGGTTTAGTTAGCGCACATCAAGATGGGACATGGAATGTAATTTCTAATACGCAATTAGTCTCTATTGGTGGAGCAACTAGTATTCAAGCATATCCTATAGCGGGTAAAGATACTGCTGGAGATGCAAGAATTCCATTAATGACTACTGGTGGTGCTCTAATTGTCCATGTAAGTAATACTGCGCCAGGAGGTGCTGCAGGCAGTACTCAAATGGTCTCTATTGGCGGAGCGACTAGTGTTCAAGCTGTTCAGATAGCAGGTAAAGATACGGCAGGTAATGCTAGAAGTCCTTTGATGTTTACCGATGGTACTTTATTGGTTCATGTCTGTAATGCGCAACCTACGCCAACTGGTACAACTCAAATGGTCTCTATTGGTGGAGCAGTAAGCAATCAAGCTGTACAAATAGCAGGCAAAGATACTGCTGGTGATGCAAGAATTCCATTAATGACTACTGGTGGTGCTCTAATTGTCCATGTAAGTAATACTGCGCCAGGAGGTGCTGCAGGCAGTACTCAAATGGTTTCCATAGGAGGTACTGTCTCAAATCAGGCAGTACAAGTAGCATTTACAGATGGAACAAATGCAAGAACACCTTATTCAGATTCTAGTGGTATTCAAAGAGTATCTGTAATGGACAGTACTCTTGCAGTTACGCAATCGGGTACGTGGACGGTACAACCGGGCAATACTGCGAATACTACTCCCTGGTTGGTATCGGTAGGAGGTAATGTATCTCTAAGCGATAATGCTCCCGTAAGTGTAAGGGGCGGTATCCTTGGTGCTGTATCGCTAGGCGGAGGTACTGCTCAAATAGGTAGAGTTTCTGTCTTTGTAGATCAAGTACCGTTCAATGTTTCTGTAATGAACTCCTTGCCTGTACCTGTAAGCATTGTAGGTGGTGTCCTTGGTGCAGTATCGCTAGGCGGTGGCACTGCCATTATAGGCAAAGTATCGCTAGCAGGCATTAATCCAGTAAGTGTAGCAGGCAATATACCCGGTATAGACAGTGCCATTACTGTAGGTACTCATGCAGTTACACAGTCTGGTACCTGGACTGTTCAACCGGGCAATACCGCCAATACTACTCCCTGGCTTGTTTCAGTTGGTGGCAATGTTTCCTTAAGTGACAATGCTCCAGTAAGTGTTCGAGGCGGCAGAGTTTCTATTGCCGATAGTACTCTCGCGGCTACACAGTCAGGTACATGGACAGTACAGCCAGGTAATACAGCTAATACAACTCCATGGCTAGTATCTGTAGGAGGTAATGTCTCTCTTAGTGACAATGCGCCTGTTTCTGTACGTGGAGGTGTCCTAGGTGCAGTATCTCTAGGTGGTGGTACGGCACAAATAGGCAGGGTAAGTGTCTTTGTAGACCAAGTACCCTTTAATGTTTCTGTAATGAATACCTTGCCTGTACCTGTATCAATAGTTGGTGGAATTATAAATACTATTCAACAAGTATCTCTTGGAGGAGGTACTGCTACTATTGGTAAACTAGGGGTTAATACAGATAAAGTTGTTATAGGTGCTGTATCTATAGCAGATACTACTCATGCAGTTACACAGTCTGGTACTTGGACTGTTCAGCCTGGCAATACGGCTAATACTACGCCTTGGTTGGTATCTGTAGGCGGCAACGTATCTCTTTCGGATAACGCACCCGTGAGTGTCCGTGGTGGACGGGTTTCTATTGCAGATAGTACTCTTGCTGTTACTGAATCAGGCACATGGACTGTTCAACCGGGCAATACCGCCAATACTACGCCGTGGCTAGTCTCAGTAAATGGTCCATTGCCTGCAGGTACTAATTTGCTTGGTAGAGTTTCTCTTGAAGGTTCTTTACCTGTAACTGGTATTACTCAAATGGTCTCTATTGGTGGAGCAGTAAGCAATCAGGCTGTCCAGATAGCATTTACAGATGGTACCAATGCAAGAACCCCTCTTACTACTACTACAGGTATTCAAATAGCTCATGTCTCGAATGTTTTACCTGATCATGGAGTAACTCAGAGTGGTACTTGGACCGTCCAACCTGGGAATACAGCCAATACAACTCCATGGCTTGTTTCAGTTGGTGGTAATGTATCTCTTAGTGACAATGCTCCTGTAAGTGTCAGAGGTGGTGTCCTTGGTGCTGTCTCTATTGGCGGCGGTACTGCTCAAATAGGTCGTGTAAGTGTCTTTGTAGATCAAGTACCCTTTAATGTCTCGGTAATGAACTCTTTACCTGTACCTACAAGTGTAGTAGGAGGAGTTCTAAATGCTGTTTCTATTGGTGGGGGTACTGCACAGATTGGCAGGGTAAGTGTCTTTGTAGATCAAGTACCCTTTAATGTCTCTGTAATGAACTCTTTGCCTGTGCCCGTGAGTATTGTAGGCGGTAAGGTACATGTAAGTAATATTCTTCCCGATCACGGAGTTACTCAATCAGGTACTTGGACTGTTCAGCCAGGAAATACACCAAATACTGCTCCTTGGTTAACTACAGATATTCCTAGTTCAGTAGGTGGTCTTACTATTAGTTCATATACGGTTTCTGCAGTAACTTCAGGTAGTCTTGTAAAATCTGCTGCAGGACAAGTTTATAGTATCGCTGCTGCAAACAATGGTGCAGGTGCTTTATATTTAAGACTTTTTAATAAAGCTACTGCTCCTGCTTCTACAGATACGCCTTTTATAAGACTTATTGTTCCTGGCAATACTGCAGGTGCAGGATTTGTATATTCTATTCCCTGTGGTCTAGCCTTTGGTACGGGCATTGGTTGGAGAATTAGTGGCGGTCTTGTAGATGGAGACACTACTGCTCCTGCAGATAATCAAGGTTATGTAAACATACTTTATAAATAAGGATTAAGAATAAAATTATGGCAGCAGTTTTAGATCGTCAAATAGTTCCACAGAAACAAGAAATTATTACTTCAGAGTATGAGATTACTACTGAAACTAAAAGTATTACAATGGAGATTGACAGACATAATTGGACTAAAGACGATAAAGACGGTCTTGTATCATTAATTGCAATACTTGAAGTAGACGAAACTCTCAAAGGTGATTGGCGTGAAATCGGTAGTTGTGGAATGGAAGGAGGAGAGATAATTGGGCGAGACGGGCTTCCTATTACAAAATCGGGTATTACAATTAGTCTTGATGAAAAAACAAGTTTTCCAAAAGGGACAAAAGTGCGTGCTAGATTAAAGACTTCATCGGTAGACTTGGAAACAGAAATAAGAATTATCGAAGGTTAATTTTAGGATAAAATTATGGCAACTGTTACTCACGATTCGTCAGTTTCTGCAAAGGGAATAAATGTTTCTACTTTGAGTGTCTCATTGACGATTGCCAATAATTCTAATCGTTATGTAATTGGCCATGCTTGTGCAGATACTGCTGCAGGTCCGGCTCAAATTACTAGTATGACTTGGAATACGACAGAGACAATGGCTGCTCTATGGTCGCAACTTCAATTACTTGTTCGTACTAGAGCTTTTGGACTTGCTGCTCCTACAGCTACTACAGCAAATATTGCTTGTACTTTTGGTGCTACTGAAGAAGCTGTAGCAGTATCGGGGTCGTCTTTTTATAATGTTCACCAGACTACTTCTACTGGAACAGCGCGTACTTCTAGCGGAACTAGCGGTAATAATTTCTGGATTGGAGTTGATGGAGGAGTAACCAATGGTTTAGTAGTAGGATGTGGAGCTTGGGATAAAACCACAATCGGTAATCCTGCAATATCTGACAAGACTGGTCTACTTGAATTTTGGGCATCTGGGGCTCTTTCGACAGCTACGGCACAAACGTCTCGTACTCCGGCATTGCCTGCAAATAGTCAGCGAGGAGATATTGTACTTGCTCATTGTGCATCAGAAAATAATAATACGCATGCTTGTTCTACGTCAGGATGGAATAATTTAGGGCAAACCAATAGCGGTACTGGATGGACTGTTTCTTATTGGTGGGCCATTGAAGATGGTGCTCTTGGTGCTCCAGTAATTACTTGGACTGATTCAAATGATGCTAGTGCACATACTCATTCTTTTCGCGATACCAAAGTAAGTACTCCTTGCGCTTATATAGGTACTGTAGGAACTGGAACAGGAGGTACTCATACTTCTACTGGAGGCAATAGTACAGAAAATAATGTTCGTGTAGCTTACATAGATCATGCAAATGCTAATACTGCACTTGCGACTCCTGCTGGATGGACAGAACATACAGATAGTGGTTCGGCAACTGGTCCTTGTCAAACTACACTTGGGTCTATTGCAATTGCTACACTTGGCACTGGGTCTGGTAATATTAGTGTACTGGGGGCTCTTGCAGCTTGGGTACAACAACAGATTGAAATTTATCGTCATGCTATTACACAAGTAGCAATGACGGAACAAGAAGATATTGGTGATTTTGCTGCTTTTGCTGTCTCTTATGAGACCTCTTCTACCTATAATACATTAGGTTGGACTGGCACAGGAACTACAGCTTCATATGTTACTGGAGCAATAGAACTTAAACCTACTGCTGCTGCAGCTACTTCACAACAACAATTAATGATGTTAGGGGTTTCGTAGGAGAGATATAAATGACTTCACCCATTGGTTCTTATACTACATTAGTTTCTGCCATAGTCGATTATTTTGAAGACGATGGTACAGAATTTAAGGCTTATATTCCTGTAGCTGTAGACCTTGCAGAACAACGTCTTGCGCGCGAGATTGATTCTACGCATCTTAAATTTAATACTAATGTCTCTAGTACGGCTGCCAATAGATTAATCAATAAACCTACTGGGTACAAATTTGCTTTTAATCTTCGCTATATTACTCCTTCGGGCGAACTTAGGACACTCTTCAAAACTACAGATTCTTATATTGAAGACTATTGGCCTTGGGGTAATTCTAGTGTAGGTTGTCCTAAATATTATGCAGATTATAGTCAGACACAATTTATAGTAGGCCCTACAGTCTCTAATGCAGGAGATTTTCCTCTTAGTTATTCGGGAAGACCTACCCCCTTGACTGCTACTGTAAGTATCAATGTTTTCACAAGTTCATTTAGTGATCTTTTGTTTTATGCTACACTTATAGAACAAGCAAAGTTTGCTAGGCAAAATACGATGGTACAGACTTTAGAAGGCAATTATCAGTCTTGTCTGCATAGTGTAGTAAATGAAGGTAGGCGTGAACGTCGAGATTCTGGTCTTGAACCTGCAAATACTCAATCAAATATTAATAGTTTAAATGGACCGATTCAAAGTGAATAATATAACAGAATTAAAATTACAAGAACAATATAAAATTTGTCCTAGATGTAAAATTGATTTACCTTTTAGTGCTTATCATAAAAGTAAAAATAAGAAATTTGGATTGCAAGTAATTTGTAAAAATTGTAAATCAAAAGAATTAAAAAAATATGCTTTAAAGCGTGCTGAATATAGTATGAAATATAGATATGCACTACCGATAAAAGAATATTTACTTGCTAATGCAAAAAGAAGTGCTTTGAAACGAAAAATGGAATGTGATCTTACACTAGATAATATGCCCATAATTCCGACAACATGTCCTATATTAGGTACAGATTTAAGTGTAAGAATCAAAGATCATCGTAATTTGTATTCAATTGATCGTATAGATAATAATAAAGGATATGTTCAGGATAACATTGTAATTGTTAGTATGAGAGTAAATAATTCTAAAGCTAATCTTTCTTTTAATGAGTTAGAAAAGATGTATTTCTTTTACAAACAATTTCAAAAACCGGAATAGGAAGAATAAGCAATGACTTCTAGTTATAGTACACGCAAGAGACTTGAAAAGCAAAATCCCAGTGAGAACAATAATACTTGGGGTGGGTTTTTGAATAGTAATACCATTGATCTTATAGATGAATGCTTCGGTCTTGTCTGCGTAACCATGACTACGGCAGGAGATTCTACGCTTAGTATTAACAATGGTTCTAGTGACGAAGGCAGACGTACTCAGATTGTTCTTACAGGTGTACCTACTTCTAATGTAAGGCTTTTTGTACCTGCTCAACAAAGCTTCTATGTTGTTCGTAATAAGATGACTGGAACCAAGCGTGTTCGTCTTACTAATACTGGAGGTTCTAATGGCGTAGACTTTAGTGGTACGGGAAGTGGAGCAGAGCAAGGAGTAGTAGCTTCCGATGGAACTAATGTCCGTGAAATTATAAGAACAGTTTCCGTAGGTCAATTTAATTTATTTACTACTGGTATGATCTTTCCTTTCTTTAATTCAGTAGGAGCAATACCGAGTGGATGGGTAAATTGCGATGGAACTAATGGTACTCCGAATCTTAACGATAGATTTATCCTTGGAACTACAAGCGCGAGTAATTATGATACTTCAGGAGGTGCACAGGTACTTACTGCTGCTTCGTCAGGTGATCATAATCATGGTGGCACAGTAGTATCGACAGCATTGACTAGTGTACATATACCTGCACATGCACATTATGTCTTTACTAATCATCAAGAAACTGCTACCACTAATGATTACTCTCCCGGAGGCAGTAATACTACAGCTAATTCTAGAACTGCATCTACTAGAGTTGTAGGTACTGGTAATGATTATGGTATGGCTGGTCAAGTAACTACTGCTAATCCTTCAATAGGTCAAACATCATGGGCTTATAGTTCTGTAGCAGATGGACATACGCATACTATAAATACAGGAGGAGGGCATACACATACTATTGCAGACGGAAGACCTCCTTTCCATAGAATGCTCTACATTATGAAGACCTAATCAAATGTCCAGTACTCATACAGGAAGAAAAAGACTAGAACGACAAACACCAGGAGAAAACAATAATACCTGGGGAGGATACCTTAATAGTAATACTATTGATCTTCTAGATGAATGTTTTGGTCTTACTTGTGTAGTAATGACTACTGCAGGTGATTCTACGTTTAATAGTTTACCTGGGCAATCGGATGAAGGACGCAGATCACAAATAGTACTTACAGGAGTTCCTACCAGTAATGTACGTTTATATATTCCTGCACGAGAATCTTTTTATGTAATACGTAATAAAATGACCGGGAGTAATAAAGTAACTATTACTAATACTGGAGGAACTAATGGTATTGATTTTTCAGGAACCGGATCAGGAGCAGAACAAGGAATAATTATTTCCGACGGAACCAACGTAAGAGAGATATTTAGAACAGTATCTGCTGCTTCTCTTCCATTTTATACAAAAGGAATGATATTTCCATTTTTTAATTCAGTAGGAGCTATTCCTTCTACCTGGGGATTATGCGATGGAACTAATGGAACTCCTAATTTACAAGATAGATTTATTCTAGGAACTGTTAGTGCTACTAATATTGATACTTCTGGAGGAGGACAGATACTTACAACAGCCTCTAATGGTGATCATGCACATGGAGGTACAGTAGTAAGTACTGCTCTTACGAGCGCCCATATACCTGCACATGCGCATTATGCTTTTGCTATGTATCAAACAAATGCAGTTGCAGATAGATATTCTCCGTTCGGAAGTAATACAGATGCTAATAGTTTTACTGCTGCTAATACTGAATCTGGAACTAGAGTTTATAGAATGGCAGGTCATGTAACTACTGCTAATCCTTCAATAGGACAAACATCATGGGCTTATTCAAGTATTGCTGATGCACATAGTCATGCAATTAATACTGGTGGGGGTCATCAACATACTATAACAGATGGAAGACCTCTTTTTCATCGTATGTATTATATTATGAAACTCTAAGGAAGAAAATATAGTGAGCGGCGATAGTAAACTTAAATCTCTTGAAATCTTAAACGGCATTGATCGTAATGTTACCTCTTATCAAGCTAAAGGTAAATGGATTGATGGCGATAAGATTAGATTCTTTAAAGGCAATCCCGAGAAATTGGGAGGCTGGTCTAAATTAGCCGCAGGTACAAGCTATAGAGGTATCGCTAGAAAGGCTATTACTTGGGCTGCACTAAATGGTGATAATTTTTATGGATTAGGAACTCATAAAGGATTGTTTGTCTATAGTGGTGGTGATTATTATGACATTACTCCGCTACGAGCTACTGCTACTGAAACTAGTTGCATTAATATCATCGCAAGTACTATTAATAAGTTTAAAGTAAGCGATGCAGCACATGGAGCAATAGCAGGAGATTATGTAGCTCTTACTTCAGTAAGCGATGCAGAAATTGATATACATGGAGTATACGAAGTAGTAAGTGCAAATACTAATAATTATGTAGTGTCTGTAAATGCTTCTACTTCTCTTCCTAATACTATTGCACAAACTAAAAAGGGCAGTAGTGTAACAATTAGTTATCTTTTACAAACAGGAAAAGCAAATAATGAACCTACTACAGGTTATGGTTCTGGTACTTATGGTTCAGGCCCTTATGGTCAAGGAACTACTGGGTCTCTTATTAATAACTTGAGACAATGGTCGTTCGATACATGGGGCGAAGACCTTATGGCCTTATTACGAGGAGGTAATGTCTATAGATGGGATAAATCAGATGGTCTAGGGACTAGGGCTTCTGTAGCAAGTAGTCTTATTCCTACAATGAGTAATATAGTCTTGGTTACAGAAGAAGCAAGACACATGATGCTCTTAGGAACTAGTGCTTTTGCAGGAGATTTCGATCCTCTTGCAGTAAGATGGTCTCAGTCTGAAGACTATACTGTCTGGTCTCCTGCAGTTACTAATGCAGCAGGAGGATTTAGATTGAATTCAGGTAGTCAAATTGTAGGAGCAGTAAAGTCTAAGAAAGAAATAGTAGCTTTTACCGATGAAGGAGCACATGGTATTATTTACAGAGGAGCGCCTTTCTTTTTTACTCAAGAACGTCTGGGTCTTGGTTGTGGTCTAGTAGGACCTAATGCTGGGTTAGACTTAAATGGTACTGTATATTGGTCCGGTAAATCTTCTCTTTTCAAATATGATGGTACTGTGCAAACTATAAGAACTACTCTGGATAAATCTATTTATGATCCAGATTCTGCTTATAGTTTTAATATGGACCAAAAAGAAAAAATAGTAATGGGACTTAATTCTGAGTTCAATGAATTATGGCTGTTTTATCCTTCTGTAAGTAGTGGAGAAAACAATAGATATTTTGTCTATAATTATAATACTGAAGAAGTCTTCGATGGATCATTGGACAGAACTACATATGTAGATGCATATTTATTCGATAGACCTTTGGCTACTTCTACAAGTAATGCATCTTTTGCTCATGAAATTACACACGATGCTAATGGAGCAGAACTTCCTGCTTTCTTAGAGTCAGGTTATTTTGATATTGAAGATGGTCAATATCTTACTTTTGTAGATAGAATTATTCCCGATGTAACCAATCTTACTGGTAATTATATGACTGCATACATCAAGCTTCGTAAGTTTCCTTCTGAAACTGCAAAAGTAAAAGGACCTTATATAATTGGACCAGGGACTAAGAAGATACCTCTTCGAGGGCGAGCAAGACAAATTGCATTAAGAATAGAAGTATCTAGCGTCGGTAGTGATTTTAGATTAGGTCGTTGGCGTGCAGGAATAAATCCAGATGGAGAACGATAAATTTTGTAGATTTGATCATAATGAACTTGCTTGCGTCTTAGTAAGTTTATCTAGTGGTTGTGTATGTTATTCTGAAGATAAACAACAATGGCTTTGTTGGCAACACTATTATAAAATAGGTGAATTAGGAAGTTTAAAGATACTCAAGGATTTTAGAAATGCAAATTAGATTACCTAGTCCTACAGAAATTAAAGATCAAGACCTTAGGAATTATGTAAGTAAATTAGTACAAGCATTAGAACGAGCATTAGCTAAATTACCTGAGACACCTTTTACTAAGGATCGTATTGTAGTAACTAATTTAACCAAACAGTATACGCTCGATGCTACAGCAGGAACTTTAGGTGATGTACGTTTTGTTCTAGGTACTTTATTAAGAGACCTTCAAGATTCAGGGAAAGTAGCATAAGGAACTAAATCATGGTAATGTCAAGAGGATCAATAATGTCCTTGATCACTAAATTAAGTGGACGTACTAAAGGCAAAGGCATGGACGATCATGTACCTGCAATGATCGAAGGTCAGCAACCTGCAGCCTTAAGCAATAATGAGTATGTCATTCCTGCCGATGTAGTATCTATGGTAGGAGACGGGTCTAGCGATGCAGGAGCTAGAATCTTAGATCAGTTCTGTAAACAAATAAGAAAACAAAAAGGAAAGTATCTTGTCAAAGGTCGTCAAGCTCCAAAGACATAACTATGTATGAACACAAAGGTATTCTTTATCGTCAAGGACAATTTAAGGATATTCCTAGTCTTACTTCGTTTCTTACTAATATTACCAAAGAAAATAATCTAGGACTAATCTTAGAACATGATGTAGATTCAATCGCTGAAACCCTTAGACAATTAATTAAACAAAATCAAGGGGTTATGCTTTTAGCTGAAAAGAATGGATTACTCGTAGGGTGTATAATATATGGAATTGTTACATTATGGTGGTCAAAGAAACAATTCTTTAATAACTTAGCTTTTTATGTAGCTCCAAAGTATCGTAAGGGGTTGAATATACAAGGTAAATTGCTTGAACTTTCTAAAGCTTTTTCAGATGAATCTCAGATACCAATCTTGATCTCTTTGTTCGATGCTACCGATAAAAAACTTAGAACGATGAAATATTTGAATTATAAAGGATTTAAGAGCATAGGAGTCAAGGGACTTTATGTTCCGGGAGTAAAATAATGGGTGAAATGTTTTCCAGTAAACAAACGTCTAATACTACTTCTAAGACCCAAGTTCCGAAGAAGTTTCAGGGTGTCCTAGATACTCTATTGAAGCAAAGTACTGGTGCTGCAGGTCAACCTTTTGCTCCCTATACTGATCCTCGTATTGCTGGTCTAAGTGGAAATGAACAACAAGGTATCAATGCTGCTTCTTCTCAGTTTGGCATGTATCAACCTTTGCTTGACATGGCTACTCAGAATAATATGCAGATGCAACAGCAAGGTGGCATACCTACACAAACAGACCTAGGTAACTTTATTAATCCTTATACCGATTATGTTCTAGGAAATTCTCTTAATAGACTTAATGAAGCATCTGATCGCAATATGACCAATATTGGGTCTATGGCAGGTATGTCAGGAGCATTCGGCGGATCAAGACATGGAGTTCTTGAAGGAGCTAATCTGGCAGAATTACTTAAGTCTACTGGAGAACTTAGTGCCAATACTTATAGTAATGCTTTTGATAAAGGTATGGGCAATTGGTTTACTTCTCAAGGACTTCGTAGAGGAAGCATCCAGGATGCCATGGGAATTGCAGGTACAGGCCAAGGATATAATATGGGAGATATCAATTCTCTTATGTCTACAGGTCTTACCGGGCGTACTCAAGAACAAGGACAACTTGATTTTAACTTTGCAGAATTCTTGAGAGGACAGGCCGATCCTTACAATAAGGCAGAATTCTTAAGTCAAATTGCAGGTAATTATCCTAGAGATTTATTTACTAGAACACAGAATACGACTACTACTAATACTCCTAGTCCAATTAGTACTATTGCAGGTATTGGTCTTACTGCAGCAGGACTTATGACTGGCAATCCTGCAGCAATGGCTGGTATGGGTGCAGGAGGTGCGTCTATTGGTACGATGAATAAAATGCCCTTTGGTTCGGTATTAGGTCCTCCTAAGAATTTCAAAAAGGGAGGCAAGGTAAAACGCTTTGCTGACCGTGGCAGAGTAATAGAACGAGATGAACGAGGTAATCCTATTGACTGGAGTACGGGAGCTAAGTTCAGACCTAATCAGATACTACCGGATTATTATCGCGATCCTTATATTGAAGATATTCCTACACAAACTCCTGCAGTAGGAAAAGGAAATGATATCTTAGATTGGCTAGGGGATTATGCATTATCTCAAGGAGAACAACGTGCGCTTGATACTGATATGGACCCTGGTATGCGAGATATTCTTAGTCAGACATTGAATAGGACTGGAGATGCTCTTGTTCGCGGTAAGAATGAACGTAAGGATATTCTATTACAATTACTTGGTGCAACTGTAGGAGAAGGTACTAGAAGAAAGAGTTCTCCTCAGACAAAATATCGTGACGTAACTAATAAGCTAGCAAAAGGTGGACACATTGTAAAGCATCTTGCAAAGGGTGGAGGTGTCTATAAAAAACCGGACGTAAATTTTACTAATACCGATGCGGGCTATACTTCTGCCGATGTCCCTGTAGACGATTTAATTGATCCAGAACGTGTTTTTGGGTTAGCTTTATTTAAACATGAATCCGGAGCAAGTGAATTTGATAATCCTGATTATACTGCTAATGCTTTTAGAGGTAAAGAAAATAGTCATGCTTTTGGTAAAGGGCAATGGCAACCAGATACTTGGAATAAATTAGCAAGACGTTCAAATGGAAAATTACATTCTATTAGTCAAACCGATGTAGTAAACAATAGACTTCCTTCTAAAGAAGAACAAGATATTGCAGGTCAAATAGAAATGGATCAACTAAGAACTCAGTACGGTAATGATTATGTAGCTCGTTGGGGTTCTCATCAAGCAGGCGCTACTGGATGGGATAAGCTTTCTAGAGCCAAACCAGATACTTTGGTAAGTTCTGTAATTGGAGCAAGAGCAGCACATAATCTAGGTATGGATGATAAGACTGTAGGTGATTATAGAAATAGGACACGCAAAGAATTAGCAAGAGCAGAGACTTTTGAACGTCAAAGAATTACTGAAGCAGGAGGTAATCTAAGTCCTAGACTTACAGGACTTCCAGGCGATGCTCAGGCTTCTCAAGGTATTAGAGGAAATAAACACGGTAATGTAGACTATAGAGGATATACAGAAGAAGAAATTAATAGGTCTTTGAAGAACCGTAAGGACTTTGATCCTGCTTATGAAGACTATCGTTCTGCTCTTATAGAAGCTCAAGGTCCTCAAGGTTCTAATGAAAATGTCTTATTACCACAAGAAGTACCTAGTGGGCCAAGAAATATAGTTCCTAGAAGTATTCAAAGTCCTTTAGATTTATTAGGAGGACCTTCACAACCTGAGATTCCTTACGAAAGTCTATTTACTCGTGGGGGCAAGAGATTATTCGCAGGTGGAGGTTATGTAAAGAGCTATAAGGGAGGGCGTAGAGTTACTCCTGAGACCAATGTCCTTAACTTTGATCCCAATGATCCTAATAGAGAATTTACCTTTGCCCCATATCAATGGGAAGGTAAGAGTATTCTTGATTTAATTAATCCTAATAGAGCAATACATAGAACTAATGATGTTTCTAGTATAACTGCCAATACTCCTACTAATGTCCAGAATGAGTCTAATATGTCTCAAGGACCTTTAGGTTTACTTGGTCAATCAAATGAAAATCCAGGAGATCAATACTTTAATCCTGCTTTAAATGAAACTATTACTTCAGCAGATTCTTTGACCGATGGACTAGCGGCAGGAGACTATGGTCCTGTTCTCAACGATCCGTTGAATTCTGCTCAAGACGATCAAGATCAAGAACTTAGAGATTCCTTAAAAGACCTTATTAGACAAAGACTTAACGATGTAAAGAATCAGGATGAGAACAAACGTGATCCTTTATTTGGTCTTTTCAGTAATGCGAATAAACCTCTTATTCAAATGGGTCTTGGTATTCTTGCTAATTCAGGTTATCCTAATAGTTTTGGAGAAGCAGTAGGCAAGGCTGGTCTAGGAGTTCTACAGGGACAAGAACAAGAAGCTCTTGCAAAGAACGAACGCACTAATCAACGTCTCAAGGATTTGTTAAATTTGCGTTATATGAATGCAATGGCAAATAGTATGGACCCAAGCAATAAGATGGCTCTTGCTCAGTATAATGCTCAACAAAAAATGCAACTCGAACGTATGAAACTTCAAGGTAAACTAGATGATGCTCGTATGCGCGGGGATAGTGCAATGGAACGTGTAATCATGCAACAACTCATGATACAGGGAGCAGGTGGAGCTTTTGCTACTCCTTACAGTCAAGCGCAACAACAATGGATGTCTTCACGTGGAGCACCTTTACCAGAAGATACTACTACTGACGAAGATATCCCATTAGACTAGCCTGTTCCAGGCGTCGCCTACGTAGTAGGCTTTACTAGGAGAACCAGGATTAAAACTTATGGAACTTAATATTGCCCAAAGTTTAGTAGATCAGGCTTTTACTGGACCTATAGACCAGGACCCTTTGAATACTCAAGGGCAAGTATTGCAACCGCAGCAAGGACTTCAACCAGAGAAACTTTTTAGCGAACAATTCTTTGGTGTCTCCGATCCTAGTCAAATACTTGAAGACTTAGGGCCTGCTAGTGGAGATGGAACTAGACGCAAGTACAGATTCCAAGGCGATGGCAAAACCTATAGTATGAAAGCTGACAAGACTCCTGAAGAAGTCCTAGAAGCTATCTGGGACCATAATTCTCCTGGTTTATGGGGAGCAGCCAAGGCTCAGACCCTTTATGGCTTACCTGCTGATATGTCTTCTGCTATAGCCTATGGTCTAGGTGGTTTAAATCTAGATGAATCAGCAGCCTCTTGGAAGTCTTATTCCGATAAACTCCGTGCAGATTATGAAAAACGCTATGGTCAATTCATGGTCCCAGGGGCTCAAGCAGCATGGGACAAGGGTAAGTTATGGGATTATGCCCTTCAAACCTTGGGCTATGGAGCCCCGTACATGGGCCTTGCTTTGGCAGGTGGTGTAGGTGGCGGATTAGCCGCAGCCGGTCTGGGAGCCTCTGAGGGGTCAGCAGCAGCGGCTTTAGGAAGCTTTCTAGGTTCTACAGCCATTACCAGTCCGGTTTTCGTCTCTCAGTTCGCTGATCGTCAGGTAGCTGAGATGCGAGCTAAGGGCATAGAGAACCCCGAGGAGCATATAGATTGGGCCAAGGCAGCAGGGTTTGGGTCTTTGGCAGCAGGATTACAAGCTATCCCTGTAGAATCTATTCTTCTGGGCAATGGTCTTTTAGGTACTTTAACTAAATGGGGGGTAAAACCTGGAACTCCTACAAGTGCAAGGATGCTTGCGTCTATTGCGGATATTGCTGGAACAAACGCCTTAGCTACTACAGGAGCTTCATTTCTATCACGAACAAATGCTGACATGCCTCTATTAGATGATGGAGCTAAGTCTGAGTATTTGGATGCTGCAATAATGGGTTCATTGGTAGGTATTCCTTTTGGTATATACAAGGGTTTCAGAGCACCTACTCCTAGAACGGAGAATGCACCTCCCAAACCTTTAAAGGAGATTATTGAAGAGAATCGTGAAGTTCCAGAAGGACCAGTTGTTATACCAGGAGAAAAAGGACCAGAAGCAAAGCTGGAGCCTCCTGCAAAACACGCTATTATTTTTGACCCTAATGAAACTTATGGCATCGCTAACGCCGATGCAGGTAGCGAATATCTTAATAGTATTAATTATAAAACTTCGGATGGTACTACTCGTAATGGCCTTGATGATTTTGTTCGTAAGCATGGTATTTCTTATAGCGATGTAGAATTAGTAGATGCTGCACGTAGAGTAAAAAGAGCAAGAGAACTCAAGGAACGTACTCTAAGAACGCCTAACGGTATTGTCTATAAGACAGTAGAAGACCTTCCCCAAGTACATTCCAATGATCCTAAGATATTAACTAAGGCTGCAGCGTTAGCAGATCGTTATGGTTATGATGATGCTCATGTCCGTAGTATGCCCGATACTCTCATTGAAAAACTACATGATCTTAACCTACGCAAAGAACTAAGTAAACTTACTACACAACAAGTATCTAAAGAAACCTTAGATGCCCTATTGGTTCAACAAAAGAATCTTGTAGACGAACAGGTCATGAAAGATGTCCAGCAATATGGTTCTATTTATCAAAGACCACAAAGCCTGGAACGTGCAAATAAGTCGATAGCAGAACGCAGGGAAACACTAAGCAAAAACCCCCGCAAGGAACTAGCGAAGATACTTATGAAACCAAAAGATGTCCAGCGTAGCCCCGATGAAATAATTAGACAACCCGATCTTACTAAAGCTCCTAGACAGGCAAGAGACGTAGAAGGACAATTCTACGATCAATTTGTAGGCGCTCCTAGAGAAGCAATAGGTCCTAGAGCACTCCTTGAATATAAACCTTTCGATCAATTTGATGTATCTAAAGTCGTAGAAGCTCTTGACAAAGGAGCCAATAGACAAGGGCCTAGGATATCCGATAAACTAACCAAAGAACAATATGTAGATTTTCTTATGAACAGTCCTCTAGTAAAAGCAATGGTAGGAGAGAATGCAAGTCTTAAGGACATCAAGGATGTTATCGCTAGAGGAAGACTGGCACAACGCAAAGATATAAAGGCTCAGGAAAAAGCTTTAGAGCCTAAAGTATTACCTGATGGAACATTTGCAAGATCGAAACCAGAGAAACCCTTTAAATATGTAGAACCTGCATTGACAAAAGATGCAGAGAATCATCTAGCAAGTATTCGAGATGCTCTAGAAAAAATTGCACAAGAACGTAATGTCAAGTTGCTCAAGGATAATCCTAAATTAGGTCCTGCTCTTAATGACATGGCTAAACGCTTTGCTGAACTCAGCGCCGATACAAGAATTACCAAGGATGCAAAGGGCGAACCTAAATTTACTACAAAGAGTATAAAAGGTACTACTGGTATTCTAGATTCGTTAGCACGTAGAGCTAAACTAGGCAAGATACTAGAGAATGCTTTTATTTATTTAGGACCTAAAGTAGGACAGAAGTACGCAAGTATTCTTGATAAAATGATTGCAGGACAAGAAGTATCTACCAAGGACATGGGTAATACTTTAACTATGTTGGATGCAGCATTCTCGTTTGGCAACAAAGAGGAATTCAAGAATATCAATGCGCTTGCGCTCCAGAATCTGTATAAAGACTTGCGCAATCAATTACCTCAGAAATCTATTAATTCTCTTGAGAAATCTAGAGATTATCTTGAAAAATGGTACAAGGCTTCTCATGGAATAAACAATAAAGACCTTACTGGATTCAAGACTGAAGAACTGGAGGCTGCTGCTTTTTCAGACTATATTAGAGATGTCTTTAATCCTAATTACAAACAATTTAAGCAAAGCAAACAAAGCAAGGTCTTTAATATATTCGAGAATGCCTTGAAGAGAATACAGAAAGAATATGGAGATCAAGGCTATAATAAAATTCAGGACATTTTTGCATTCAATAAAGAATCAAATGAGAATGTTCCTCCTGAAGCTCGTAGACCACAGGTCTTTACTAGACGTATAGTTGATGAGATTAGCAATGAACAAGCTAAGGACTTAGACAAGGATCAAGCTCAAAGAGTTCAAGATGCTGCCGATGACCATAATATGTCTACTCCTCCAGGAGGTTTTCATAAGCCTCCTAACGCATCTAAAGGGCCTACAGAGCCTCCTCTTATTGGACCTATGGCTAACAACATAGGTGGTGCTCAGTGGTGGCTTATGTCTACCCTAGGGTCTAATCCTTTCCTTGCAAGACACGTTCCTGCATTTGCAAAGATTTACAATATTAAGTTAGATGAACAAAATAGAGCAGCAGAATACGATTCACGCATGACTAACAAGTTCTCTAAGATGCATGATGAACATAGTTGGTCTGGTATGTCGGAAGCACACGGAATTCTTGCTCATTTAAGAATGACAGATCAAAGAATAGTCAAAGATAACCAAGGTCGTCTTGTCTTTAATCATGAAGGCAAACAAGAAGTCTTAAATGTACCTATGACTAAAACAGTAGAAGATATAGCTGATTTTTATAAAGAAGCTCTTCGTATTGGTGATGAAGTTTACAGAAAGTATCTTGACGGGTACGGAGACGAGAAATTAGACCCAAGTTCTTCATTGAAGAATATCAAAAGAGTCATTGATGGGTTCGATGAAAAGATTACAGGCAATCCTATTCCCGAATTAAGGTCTTCATATGCGGCAAAGAAAGCTGCTTTAGAACAAGTCTATGCGAAGTTACAAGACTTTGACGAACATATAAGAACCGATACTCCTTATGTACCATTCATGCGATTTGGAGATTATGTAGTAGAAGTAGTAGATCGCAAGACTGGCGATCAAGTATATTTCAAAGATATTAATACACATAATATGTTTGGTAGCAAGGCTAGATTACCGAAACCTAAAGAAGCCTTAGCTGCAATAGAAAAGCTAGGACTTAATAAACGCTTTAGTAACAAAGATAAGTACGAAATTAAGCATTACCAAATGACTTATGATAATGCAGGTAAGTTCATTAACCGTGGTTTAGTAAGTACAGAACTTATTCAAGGTCTTCTAGCCTCTGGCATGAATTCTACAATGAAGACTGCAGATCATCTTGCTACAGGAGTAGAAGACCCAATACAATTATTCAAAGACCTTCGCAGTCAAGTAGCAGGAAGCAAGGACAGAGTTCTTAGATACATAGCAGCCAAAGGACTTGGACGCTTCTCTATTAAGTCTAAGAACATAGAAGGCTATAGCGAAGATTGGGGTAAAGTAATGGACTCATATAAGAACATATGGGCCAATTCACTTGCCAAACAAGCTAAGTCAAGAGAATGGTCTGAAGCCCAGGCTAATCTCCAGTTAGAACAGAATATACCTCAACATGTCCGAGATAAGATCAATGGTTATATAGACTATATGAATAACCCCGGCAATGACTTTGCAGGAATGAGAGCTTTTAACTTCGTTTGGGCAATGGGTCTTAGACCTTCAAGTGCATTGCTTCAAATAGCTACAATACCACAACAGGTCTTTGCTTCAGGATTAGAGTATGCTCCTGGCAATGCTATAGGTAATGTAGGAAGACTGGCTAAATCTTTTTCTAAGGCATCTAATTATGTCTTAAGAGGCAAAGGATATACGGAAGAAAAACAACATATCATTGATTCGCAACCTGGATTCTTTAGAGCTTCTATTAAACATGACTCAATGGCAGATAAAGGGTTTGGCTATTCTGTAGGTAACAATATGCAGAAAGCAATTAATAAAGGAACTCAAATAGCAGGATTTATGATTTCTCCTGCCGAACGTATTTCTAGACTTAGTGCTTTCGATTTCTTTCACGACTTATTCAAGGAATATCCTATAGCTTTAAGAAATGCCTTGAAACAAAGAGAAAAAGATTACAATTGGCAAGAATTCTGGAATAATCATAAAGACAGATTTGACTTAGAAACTGCAATGAGCCTATATACTATGCAAGAAAATCATGCAGTCTTTGGTAAAGTAGGTCGTGGTCCTCTTCAAAGAGGACTGGCAGGTTCATTGTTTTTCCCATTCATGACATATGCTCAACAAGTAATGGAAGTAATGGGCGAACAATTGACCATGCAACGAGGTCTCCCTGGACTATACGCAGGTTTATGGACCATGGGGTCTTATCTTGCTCTTGCAGGGGCTGCAGGCATTCCTGGATACGATCTATGGAAGACGATGTACGAAGAATATCAGAAGCGCGTAAATAACAAATTAGTTGATGCAGAGATGCAAATGAGAGAGTCTGGTATTCCCCTGTGGGCACGCAAAGGTTTACTGAGTACCTCAACTGGCTTAGACCTTTCTATGAGACTTGGACAAGACATTATTGCTCAACAACTATTGTCCGGTATGATTAAAGGTGAATTCAAATTAAATGAAATAGGTGGTGTTCCCGGTAGAACAGCAGTGAATGTCTTGAATGCAGCAGCAGAAGCTCTTAATCCTGCTTCCGGTAAATCTCCCATGCAAATGATTGCTCCTATTATGCCTAGTGCTGTCCAAGACGTAATGAAAGCGTACCAACTAGCTTCTGGAAGCCCAGAAGATGTCCTACAAACTACAGCAGGTAAGTCTCTTAGAGACCCTAGCGATGTAAGTAATTTCGATATTGCTGCTAAGTTAACTGGTTTTAATACCCTGAAGATGGCAGAAGAAAGACAACAATTATTTTGGCAACAGAAAGCCAATCAAGAATTCAATGCATGGAAATCAAGGCTTAGCGAGAGTGTAGCTCAAGCGAGATACAAGATGGCTTTAGGTCAACGTCAAGGAGACCCTGAAAAGGTTGCAGAAGGCAAAGAACTTCTTGACAAGATGCGCAAGGAACTTACTAGGTTTGCCAAAGAAAATAAGATATCTTTGGATAATCATTTCTGGCGCGGGTTCAATCGTAATGTAAGTGAGCGCCTATGGCAAAAATTGAATCCTGGTAAGATACGCAAGCCTACAGATCAAGAAAAAAGACATATGCAATCTCTTGTCGAAGATGAGACCGAAAACTCTGGAGAATAAAAATGCAAGAACTCTTTGATTGGCTTTTGCATAATTACGATTGGGCAGCTATAGGAACTTTTATAGGTGCTCTAATAGCTATTTTTACATTCTATAAGCAGGTAGGTATTCCCATGTACAATGCTACTCTTAGACCAATGGTTCAATTTTTTCAAGCAGTAGGAAATGCGCCTAAACGAATAGATAACATAGATATAAAACTAGATCGTATTCTAGGTGAATTAGTTACAAATACAGGAAGTTCCATCAAAGATCAATTGAATCATCTATCATCCAAAGTGTCTCTAGGAGAAGCTCAAAGATTACTTATGTTAAATTCTAATGAAAATGGAATTAGTACTACAGATGCAGAAGGTAACTATACTTGGATCAACGATACTCTTATGCATAAAGTAGGAGCAGAATCTTCTAATGAAATGTTAGGAGATAATTGGATTAATACTATTCATCCGGCAGATAGAAAATTTGTAATAGAAGAATGGGAAAATGCCGTAAAAGGTAAAAGATCATTGAATATACATTTTCGATTTATTAATTTAAAAACTCAACTTCCTATTAGTGCTCACAGTATAGTAACTCCTGCTTTTTGTTTTGATGGTTCTTTAATAGGGTATAACGCTATTATTTATTTTACTTAAGACCTTAACCAATCTTTATAAGTATAGTAATTAGGAAATGTTAATATCGGGGTAGCTTCAGTAGAACAATATAAAGAATATGGTAAACTAGGATCGAATGGAACATCCGTGAAATCTTCATATTTCTTAATATTATCTTTAAGTCTTTTCGAGAATTTGCCAGGGGAGTCCAAGGGCTTTTCCAATTTCAACGGCTCTGGACGTGAGTTGGACCCTAGTCCCATCCGGTCTTTTATAGCTAGTAACCATCCCTTTAATAACAATAGCGTCATCATTTAATTGTACTCCTCTTGCAACTGTAGACCAAATCCACTTGCCCTTCTTGACTAATGGTCCCGTATTAAAGACCAGGTTTACTAGAACACCCTTATATTTGTCAGGAAGACTTACCCAAGGTTTCTTCTGGTCATGGCCTATGTACCTATCCCAATCGTTAGAAGCCAGGTCCTCGGCTGTTCTAAGGTCTCCTAGAAGGACTTGGTGAGCTTCCTGGTCAGTAAGACCGTAGCGAAAATCTTTGTAGACCATTTGGTTTAACTTAGCATCAATGTAATATATCTTTTTTTGTTCCCATTCCCTAGGAGTAATCTTATGCCCCCAAGCTACAGTAGGTAGTCCTCCCTCAGGACTTCGACCAGGGAACCAACGCCATTCTGCAGGGGTATTCTCGGAATTACTTCCTATGGTTACTTGTTTATATTCTTCTCGTTTCTTAGCAGAATGAATATTGTTCTCGACAGTCTTTATTGCTTCTACGAAGGCAGGACAGGTCTCATATAAGTAATGCATGGTCATGAAGATATTTCCTGTAAAGGACCTTGACCGCTACCGTCTACTAAGTATTTAAATACAGTCTTATAATCATAACTATCCGTGCATTCATTTAACATATTCCACGCTGATTCTAGTGTACTAGCTACGCCTATGGGCGTAGAATACCCTTCATAGTCATGTCCTCCTACTACTACAAAAACTAACATAGGATCAAGGCCTTCAAAGGCAGATACTTCGGTATAAAAATTATATTCTTTTAATTCTTTTGAGGATTTCTTTGTTTTAGACATTATCTAGTCCATTCATGATCGTTTACGTCATCAAGTATTTGATCTTCTGTAAGATCAAGAACATCCTCAGTAGTATCGTTGGAATCGTCTTTTTCGTCATAATCTAGACTTAGGTCTTCGTTCTTCCAATTGATATATTCACGAGCATCGTCTTCGTCTACAAAGTCTGCGATATACTCAGCAAAAGGTACATCGTCAGGATTATCGACTCCAAAGAGTACAGTATAGCATTCGGATTCTTCATTGAATTCTAAGAAGTAATAACTTTGTTTTAAAAGTTTATTCATTGTTTTTCCTTTGATATATAAGATTAGGTAATCCTTTATATTGCCAGTCCCAGATGAACCAAGAAAAATTGTGTCTAGGGCTAGCTATTCTTTGTTCGGTCCAATTAGGTCTTTTAGTAAGTACTAACTTAGTCATAAAAGGTTTTTCAGTAAATAAATAAGTTCTTCCAGAAGCAGAATCCCATTCATTTCTAAGTAGCATTGCTACTTGTCCTTTACTAAACTTAGTAAGATCAAGAGCATGTATTACGAAGTCTTTAGCCAGTACATAAGGAGGATTAGTAATAATAGTTCCTATAAAATCAGAATGATGATTTAAAAAATCATATTGTCTTTCTTCCCCATATTCCCAATCATTAATATCAGTACTAAGGACTTTTTCATAGGTTTTCTTTAAAACTTTTGAAATATTGCCTTTACCACAAGCAGGCTCCCATATATCTCCTCTAAATTTAATATGATCTAGAAGGACTTGTGTACACCATTCAGGAGTCCAATAAGCATCATCTTGTATTCTTTCATATTTTGATTCTCCTAGCATTATGGGATTTCCTTGCTTCTTTCCTCGCTTTAATTAATAAAGCTCTAGTATCAAGACCTAATGTTTCGGACTGAAAGTCATATATTATGTCTCCAGTAAATCTAGGAATTGATTTCTTACGTTTCTTCTTCTTTGGCTTTACATTGTAATGTGCCAGTAATCTAGTTCTTTGTTTATGTGTCTTTATAAGAAGAGGATCATCTTGCCACACCGGGTCTAACTTAATCGTCATCGTCGGGCATTATTATCTCCTACTAGGAACGGTCGTGCTTATTCTTACGCCTATCAGCTCGCTTGGATATTACTTTCCAATTAGAAGGTACATTATGCATAGGGTTACTATCCGAATGGTCTACTTCCATATTATCTCCCTTGTGGACCTTACCTTGTCGCATTAGAGTTCTCCTAGCTTTATTTCTTGCTACACGTTCTGCTACTTGTTCAGGCAAATCTTCCCAAGCAGCTTCTTTTTTGTAGTCTCTATGTCGTTTTTTCATTATGTCTTAATAATCTCCTACAATTTTCAAGCAATTCTTCTTTAGATTGTGTCCATTTCATAATATTAAATATTCTTTGAACAAATTGAATATTTTCTTTAGTATATCCAAATGTCGGTTTTATTTTATCAAGAGAAGCATTTGTAAGAAATATTGTACCTTTATTTAATTTACAAGTTAAGAGCTCTCCCGATAAAGCACATTTATAATTTTGTTTTTCTATTAAATCAAACAAGTCTTGTAATTGTAAACCATCTTTTTTTCTACCTGGAAAATAAATAAGTCTAGTAATATATCTTTTCCAATTACCATTTATTTGACTATATTGACTTTTTGTAGAAACTTTACCAGATACATATGGCTGTCTGCCTTTACATTCAGGAGAACAATATGTACGAATTCGTACTCCAGTTAAAAATTCTTCATTACAAACTTTACAAATTACTTTACGTTTGGGTTTTTTCTGATACATTATAAATTATATAATTTCTATCTTTACGTTTTGGCATTATAGTCAATTCTCCTTACTTCTATTCCTCTTTGTTTTGCTTGTGTTACCATGTTTTCTGTGCCTTTACCACCAGGAAAAGCAATAATTAAATTGGGATTTTCTTCATCTAGCATTTGTTTATTTCTTAAATATCCAGCAGATTTACCGTGTAAATTCCAATTAGCAGGATATTCTTTATAGGGCAATATATTCATTTCAGCCCATTCTTTAGCACAAGTATCTGCTCCTTTTGCGCCGCCCTCTATAATTGTTATATTTTTTAATTCTTCTTTTATGCAGTCCAATGTATCATACACAAAACATCTTTCGTTAAGGCTTAATCCAAAAATTCTACCTCCACAAACTAAGACCTTATACATGGGGTAATCCATTTTCATCTAATAATCTTGGGATCATTGTCTTTAAATCTCCAAATAAACCCTTAAGTCCACCATTGTCTACGAGGACATCCCATTGAAATGCACTGATTTTATTTAGAACTCTATTCTCAGAGTCTGTAATAGCACCTACTGCAGCTTGCCAGAATGATCCAGGAGGCAATATCTTCTCTCGTTGGGCCTTAGCCTTTACACGATCTTTGTCCCCTTCAGGATCATCATAGTAATCTATTTTAAGATTAATTGTAAAACTCTTGGTCATCCTTTTACTTTGATTTTTCCATCTTCTGCTTTATGCTTCTTAGGTAATTTACCTTCTTTTTGAAGTGCTGATGTAGCAATAGCCCAGGCACTATTATCTGAGACTTTACCTTTACGTTTAATTGCTTTTATTCTATCTTCTAGTATCTTTGGCATTTAATTATTCTCCTTCATTGGCGATACCGTAGTTCTTACAAATTGTACTTCAGGTGTTTCTCCTGGGTGTTCTTTTTGCCATTTTTCATAGGCTTCTTTAGATTTAGACCATTCTAAAATAGTAATTCTATCTTGCTTCCCAAGAGTATATTGGTATATATACACAAAATCATAACGATCTGCAAAACTAATAGTTTCACTTATTTTTTCTTTGGCTTTTTGTATCATCGCATTATAACAATTGAAAGCTTCAGCATAATCTAAAGTAATTAATTTAGGAGTATCCGCTCCATCGTATTGCCAAAATCCTATTACTGTATAAACTACAGTCGAAGTCATTATGAGTACTCCCTTTGTATTCTTTCTATACTTAAAAACTCAGGATCATATTGTCCTTCATGTACATCATGCTTCAGTACAAGGCCCGACCACCATCTATATCTTGCTTGAGGGCCTGCATATCCCATAAACTGACTGGGATCAAGGAAGCAACCAGCATTGAGTGCAATAAGCCTACGTCCGTCTGCTCTGACTCCTTCGTGGAAGTCTCTAATATGCGTATGACCCCATGTAGCAGAGCAGTACTTTCTTTGTAACAACGTTCTAGCGTTTGTAATTGGATACCTAGAGTCTCGATCATAGAAGTAATGACAATAAAATATTCCATCTTGGCATGTAACTTCTCTAAAAGGGACGTAATAAGCTCCATAGTTATTTAATCCTAAAGCATCTAATGAGATTAATCCTTCGAGTTCAGGATTATCGTTAACAAATCTATTAATGCGACCTTCTTCATGATTGCCGCCCAATCTAATTATCAAAGGTTTATAATTTTTGCAACCCTTAATTCTTCCAAAAGCCTTCTTACTTGCATCTTTAAAACATTCTACATCTCGTTTAAACGATTGCCCCCAAGCTTCTTTAGTTCCTTTTCCATAGCTTGATAATGAATTAAATTCACCCCAATCTCCTATATCTATAATTACGTCAGGTTTATTCTCTATAATGAAATTACCTAGCCATTCAAAACGAGCATTAGAAATCTCCGGGTTACTATGCGCATCGCCTATTACCAAGTGAGTTTTGTACTTAGTCATTAGAAGTAACAAGTTCCATTATTGTATTTTCTCTAGGCCCCCACATATATTCATATGCATCATTCATATAATTCACTACTTCTTTAAACTCATTGGCGGCAATGTCGGCAAGTATAAGTGAATTACCATCGTCGTCTAAAATTTCTACTTCATTTAAGATAGACAGTAATTCAGCAAAGCGGTTCTTAGTTATCATTCTTCCATTCTCCTATTTGAGACGAATAGTGTTTCAAATGTGTCTTATTAATTATACTCTCATTGAGCGCGCCAATTAACGAGGTTCCCTTATCGGCACCCAATATATTGATCTTTACATCCGGTATATCATCGCTTAGGAACATCTGTAGGTCCTGTAACTGAGCAATAAGCTCTCCCGTAGTCCAGAACTCTTTGCCCCCCTGACCTATTGTAACAGGCCAAAACTTACGTATTTTCTTACCTTCTATCTCTTCTATTGCTTCAAAGTCTTTAGGTTTATCTCTTAGATTTGAATCAAAAGCCAATAAATTAACAGTCCTAAACCCAAGATAATGAGCGAGACTGATACTTCTAGTAGCACTACAAGTTCCTCCTTGAACAAAATTAGTTACATGTGACAAAGGTCCAGGAGCTTCTTTAGTACCTGTAAGACCGTTAGCTGCACTATGCCAGCCATAGATTTCATAGCCATTACGTGTAAGCCATCGAGTTACACTACTATGAGTCATAGAAGCCACCAAGAATTTGGTGGACTTAGGTGCAGCAGAATATAGGGTCTGGCGTAGATAACCATGGGTACTTATGCCAGTAATTTCCCTAGGATCAAGGACTACACAAAAATGTGGTCTTAGTCCATATTTAGCTAGTAGAGGCAAAGCATGTTTAATGGTAAATAGTTTATTCTTGGTGTTATCAAACCATTCAGGTCGAAGATACCCATTCTTTAAAAGACGTTCCAATGAAGGTCCTGCAGATACTACCCAAGCAATTTCATCATTTATTAGCGACTTAGTTATCCAACAATCTTTAGGAAGTAATCCTAGATTTTCTTTGGCATTCTGAGCTATATTTTCCGAAGGTACAGAATCTCTTGGCTGAACAAGAATATTGAAACCATCGGTAGCATTCTTAATTAAACCTCCTGTAAATTTATTGCGTTGTTTATTCATTCCAATATTTGTCCGCCCAGGGGTGCTTCTTATGCATTGCAGGAAGGCTTATATCACGTCTAAGTCCATTTGTAAAGACAATTCTTGCATCTAAAGGAAGATCGGGAAGTTCTTCTATAGACCAATAATCCCAGACTTTATCGTCTTGGTTAATCTTAGGTAAACCTTGTCCTAAAACTTCCGTTTGCCAAGATTGATCAGACCCTACATAAGGAGAACCTCTATTCCAATATTCTAAAAAGAACTTACGTTTCTCTTCGCCTGGAGGAAGAGGAATCATATTGTAAACTCTTTTAAAGGACAAATAAACTTGTTCTTTGCATCCAGTATCCATCATATATAGACAACCGGAATAACATTGAGGATTCTTAGTATCCGTATATCCTACGAATGGTTCTTTTCGTCCAAAGATATGGTCTACATTCCCTACAATTGCTACATCAAGGTCTATATTGGCAATACGATCTCCAAGAATGCTACGCATTTCTTTGCTATAAAGGCCAAGACGGACAAAGCAACGTCCAAGGTCTCTAAATTCAGGCCAAATAGGAACTACTCGTATATTACTTACATCTATTCCTGTAGGATCATCTGTAATAATTGTAAACGTATAGGGTATAGTAAGATTATCTTTGAGTCCCCTAGCAAGCCTATTGACATGTTTAGGAGTGAATTCATAAGTTCCATGGTGTTTAGCATTTTTATCATACCAATAGAAGCTACATATGTTAATCATTTACCATTGACTCCTAAGAATACCCATGCCTCTTGGTTTGGGAACTAATCTATCTTCTTCTTTAGGACTAAAATCAATTTCTTGGATTATTTCTAACCAATTAGTTTCTTCTATTTCTTTTCCTTCAAGACCATAATATTTATTAGTTTTAGGAAGTAAAAGTTTTACTGCTTGCCAAAAATGATTGGCATTAGCTTGAAATATTCCATACTTTATTTTGGTTTTATTTGTATTAAATTCCGATATGTCATGAAAAGATAACCATCTAGTAAGGCTTCTATAATTTTTGAAATCTTGTATTACCCATTCAAAATTATGATTGGCATCTATGAAACACAAGTCGTATCTTTTGGTTTCTTTTTTTACAAAAGATTTAACTGTTTCAATTGTTCCTAGATTATTAGATAGACCATTGATTAATTCAATGTTATGTCCATAGTCTTTCTTGCAAAGAACAATTATATCTAAGAGTAAACTTCTTGCATTTACATTATCTCCTAGGTCTACAAGAACAATAGTAGACCCTTTAGGCATTAATTGTGCCATATAATATAAAGACTCGCCTGCATAACTTCCTATTTCTAAATAAGACCAGGGATTACTATTGAATTCTTTTGAAATCCACTTGGCATATTCCTCAAACTCCCAAAGATTTTGAGAGGTTTTTATCTTTTCTAAATCAGGCTTAAATCGGTCTAGGAAATCATAGGTTATCATTAACTGTCCTCTTGTATATTCCAGTAAGAAAAATTAGATTAGGATCATTACTTGTCTTTTCGTTTTCTAATTCTTTGATTAAGATAAATCCTGTTGCATCCAACTTCTTTCGCCAGAAATCAGAGTTTTCTATAATTAAATGAGCATTACGTCCATCAGGCAATGATTTATTCGATTTAACAAGGGCAATACTGAGATAAAAAACATAATGTCCAAAAAAATATATATCTTTAAGTACTTCATCTAAGCACTCCGGTTCTATATGTTCTAAGACACCTGAACATACTACTCCATCAAATTGACCAATAGGACGTACAGAGAATTTATCGACACAAGGATCATAATTAACTCCTAGTACTTTATATTTTCCTAAAAGAGTTGAAACAAGAGACCCTTTACCGCTACCATAGTCCAATAGACTTCTTACTTCATAGGGTTTAATAAGTTCTTCATAAACCTGATCTGCTCGTTTATAGCCTTTATTACCAAATAAATTCTTCTTATTGTGTAATTCTATATTTAAAGCCTTATACTCTTCACTTATTAACACTTAATTCATCCTTGCGCGGACCTTTTAAATGATCAAAGTACTCTTTAAGGACACTGGTTTCAAAAGGATAGAGACCATTTTTATGCTCAGAGTTCATATCTTCATTTAAATTCTTTGCTTTAAATTTAATGTCCATGAATTCTTTCATTTTTACTATTGCAGAGAATATAAAAGCATCATGCCATTCTCTATAAAAAAATAATTGTCCCGAACCATATGTATTTGCTTGTTCAAAAAATACATCTAAATTATTTTTTCGAACATCGCAAAGAATAAATCCAGTATCTCCATATCCCCATTGAGGACCGCGATCCAACCAAGCAAGAGAAGCATCTCCCAAAAAGCTCTTTAGGACTTCCGACGTTACTTTCTTTTTAAGTATTACGTCTGCATCTAACCATAATAGAGCATCTACTGCAGGTATAATTTCTCTAAATTCTCCTGGTAGCATAGGTTTTGAACTATTAAAAATCCCTCCATCTTTTAATTTAAAGGAAGCTTCTGCTAAAGCAAAAACCTTACAAGAAAACGGCATGAAATTATATCGAAATGTATCGGAAGGAGGTACTTGTGGGCGTTGTATTTGACTAAAAGTTTCATAAAAATAGACCCAACCATCTGATTGAGTATCTAGACACTTATAAGTAACAGGAATATTATTTATGACTAAAGGCAGTCCTACAGGAAATATTCCATTAATCCATATTTCAATTATAGAACCTTCGTCTAAGAAGAGATATTCTTTCCAAGTATCTAGACATTTTTTTGCATATTGCTCCCATAATCTTTCATTAAAGGAAGTAACAAGTTTAACTCTCATTGTAAAACTTTGATATCCTTTGCAGCTTCTTCTAGGACACTCCTAAGATAATGATTAAATACTTCAGAGTACTTACACTCTGGTTTCATTAAAGGTGATCCTTCCGTATAGTGTATTGCTCTTATGTCCCATTCCTTGATTCTCTTTTCCGTATGATCAGGAATAGTATTCCAACCTTCATGAAGTTCTCCTATATCTTCATCCTTAAGCCAACCAAAGGAGTGTAACCACGATCCGTCCTTTGTATTTACTTCTTCTAGTGAGGGCATACACTTTGGATTTTGCATGTTAAAGATCATGAAAGAACTCCAAAGTTTTTTGTTATAATTGACTTGAACTTGATTGTCCATTTTAATTACATTAGGAGAAGCATAATCATGATGGACACACCATAAAGGCTTATCTTCGATATCTATTTCGTTGAATAATGAATATAAGTCCCTAATATAAACAAAGTCAGAATCAGTAAAGATACAAGGATCATTGGCTCTGACACCCAGATAACGAGCATAGTGAGGAACAAGAAAGCGAGTAAAGGCAAACTGTGTACTAAAAGGTCTTTGATCTTCTGCATCTTCAGTTATCCCTTTCGATGTAATACGCCATTCTCTATTGAATAATCCAATGTTTCTTAGTTCTCTATGCTTTAAATAGTAAATACTAATGGGTTTACTAGCAGTATCTAAGATACTCTCTCGACATACTTTAGCTGCAAGGTCTTGTCGGTCGTCATAGCCGATAAAGACATGCAAGTGTCTTTCAGATTGCTTCTTTAGTCTCTTTTGAGGCACTGGTTTTTTTAATATACTTTCTTTTTGTTTTCTTTGTCTTATCAATGTAATGTACTTCTGATTGTATTCCGTATTGATCTTCTAACAACATTTGTGCGTAATGAATGCATTTCTTAATATCTTCTGCTTGGTTCTTGATCTTATGACGACAAAGGTACTTAAGCATGTTACCTTCGTGCCAATCAAGTTTATTTTTTACAATAAAATCTATTGGTTCAATAGTAAGATTTTTATAAGGCGATTTTCCTACTTGTTGATTTCTTACTTTTGTCATTATGTATTATCTTTGACTATATCTTTAGCATATTGTTCAGCAGTATACGTATCACTATTACCAAAATAACCACAACCTACACCATCTTCATAAGCTTTTAAAATTAATTTATATAGTTCTATTCTAAATTCTGTCTTAGCTTTTTCTATTGCTTCGAAATAATCTATAAGCAATGCATTTTTCATAAAGATTTATCCTTGTTTTTAAGATTTCATTTTCATATAATATATCAAATATCCATTTATTTTCTTTATATACTTTTTCTACAATTGGTTCTATTTGTTGTTTAAGATTTTCTCTCCAAAATTCGAGAGCATGTTTAGAAATCATAATGTTTTATTTTCCATGGCATTAATTTCTGCTTCTACTTTATGTAACAAGTCTCTAATTTCTTGAAACTTAGGAGCTAATACATCCAATCCATCGTTACTAATAGGCATATTTTTATTCAAATACCTACTTAGAGTAGCTAGTTCATGCGTAGTACGTCTTATGAGCGGTTGCCACCTATTCTCATAGAATATCTTCCATTTGATAGGACCCATTATCCACAGGACCTCTGACCTGTTTCTTTGTCGATATAACAGGAAAGACTTTCTTGTTCGTCATCAAGTATTTCCTTGTAGCCGATTTCTTTGAAATCGCTTCGATCTTTTTCATGAGTTAATATACCCTTGCGTTTGCCATTTACGTTAAAAGTGCTAAGACCTTTTGCTCCACCACGCCATGCTTGTGAATATAATTCTTTAAAATCAGTCCAGGGCATCTTATTAGAGACATTGCAGGTTTTGGACACGGCACTATCTACATATGTCTGGGCTAACAGAAGAACGCTAAGATGTTCCTGGGCTGTACATTCGTCGGCTGTCTTACTGACTATTCTATGTTCTCTAAAGGCATAATCACTAAAAAACTCGGTTATTGGTCCTTTTAAAGTATTTACCTTTCTGTGATATCCAAGACTCCATACAGGTTCAATACCGCTGGAGACATTATCAGCGGTAATACTAATTGTACCAGTAGGCGCAATGCTTGTCAAGTGACTATTTCTTATTCCATGTTTTTCTATTTGTTCCTTAATCTCTTTAGGTAATGTCTCTATAAACTTACCTTGTAAATATTGTTCTCTTTCAAAGAGGGGAAAAGAACCTTTTTCTCTAGCTAAATTAATAGATTCTTCATAACTATAATCTCTAAGAGTTCTAAGAACTGCTCCTAGAAACTTAAGTGACTTATTTGATCCATAAGAAAATCCTAATATCTCAGACGCATTAGCAAATCCTGTAATACCAAGACCCATACGTCTTTTATTTAAAGCTTCTTCTTTTTGAGCAGCTAGAGGATACATAGATTTCTCTATGACGTTATCCATAGCCCGAATAATAATATGAATATCGTGTATAAAACGCCTATAGTCAAAGACTAATTCTCCTTCTATATTCTTATCTACATATTTTACTAAGTTAAAAGACCCTAAAAGACAAGCTCCATTGGCAGGAAGGGGCTGTTCTGAGCAAGGGTTAGTAGTTTGTATATACTCACAATACCATAGATTGTTCCAATGGTTAATTGTGTCTAGAAAGATTACCCCTGGTTCGGCAAAATTCCAAGTAGATTTCATAATGTCATTCCATAGTTCTACGGAATCTACTTGTAAATAATCCTTCCCATTGAATTTTAACGAGAATTTCTCTTTATTATCAAGAGCTTGCATAAAATCATCAGTAATACCTACCGAAAGATTAAAAGCAGTTAAAGAATGGTCATTTTGTTTAGCTTGAACAAACTCTAGAATATCGGGGTGCCATACGGGCAAAACACCCATCTGTGCGCCTCTACGATGCCCAGCAGAGCTTACAGTCTTACAGACAGCATCATAGATATGCATAAAGCTTACGGGGCCACTAGCAAGGCTTCCTAGGGACTTTATAAGATCATTCCTAGGACGAAGACTTCCAAAATTATACCCTACGCCACCACCCCTGCGCATAGTTTCGGCAGCTTCGGTTGCTCTTTCCATAATCCCTGTAGGACCAGTGAAATTATCATTGATATCCCCTGAGACAAAACAATTATAAAGAGTTACAGCTTTATTGCTTCCAGCACCTGTTTGTATCCTTCCTGCTGGTAGAAACCTTTGATTTAAAAGGATTTCTAGGAGTTCTCTTTGATGAACAGAATTATCAGAAAGAGCACTAGCTACTCTAATCATTGATTGTTCAAAGGATTCCTCAGGTAAACGATACTTTTCTTTATGAATTTGTTGTGAAATCTTCAACTTTGGCCCAAATACGGTATTTTGATCCATTTAATTCTCCCTAGGATTTTAAGACCCGAGAGAATTCCCAGGCTTTGTGTTAGCCGATTGTAAGACAATCGTATCAGTGAAACTCCAAGTATAACACATGACCTAGGCAGGTTCTTTTGGCGGCTCCTCGTTATCAATAATCTCCTGACCAAATTCTTCATATGGAGTATTTGGACGATCTTTGATTTCTATTGCAGTAGTTTCTTGTTCTTCCTTTTTTATGATGATAGATTTTTCCATTTCCAATACTACGGTATCGTCCTTTTGCGATTTACTGTAAAATTCCTTATCTATAAACAAGGCAAGTCCTTTGTACATAATATCGAATAATTGAATATATCTAAGTCTAAAATTAGGGTCTTGAGATTTCTCTCCTGCTAAAAGAATATTTCCCATTATTGCAAGAAGCTCTGAGATATTTTTATAGGGTCTTGGTTCAAACAGTCCAAACCAACCGGGTGGTAAATCCGATAAATTAGGTGGTCCAGGAGGTCCTTGTCCCTTACTCATGTATTTCCATTGTTCTAGTTACCATATTATATTTAATATTACTTCTAATACTGTTAATTCTATATCCCCATTGGTCAATGTCTCTTTCTATCCAGAACTTTGCTTTCCACAATGGAATACCGCGAGAGACATAATAAGACTTGATACGTTCTATAAGTCTATAAGAAGCTTTGATATCTCCTAGATAATCTATTTGGTTGTATGACTTATTCAAAGTTTATTCTACCGCTCTATTTATATATGATATAAAAACATAAACAATAATTATTGTCCAAAATATAAAAAACCATATCATAATTGGATATCCTTCGATCTTAAGAACTTACATAGTTTTTCAAATTGCATAAATATAGTATATACTTTCTTTGGGTCTAGGAAAGCCAAATGACATTCGTTACCTTTGCCTGATAATTGTTCGTCAATAAATACTCTTGCTGCATAATATTGAGTCCAGTTCCGTTTAATCATATGATGATGTATTAAATCTTTTAAATGTTGATCTATTACTGCACGCCATAGTCTTATACAATCTTCATTGTCTACTTCTACAGAACTTACTAAAGGATAGCCCTGGAATAGACCATTGTATAATATCCTACGAAGACGTATACTGTACTTTCTTAGTCCCTTATCTTTTGCAGTTTTCTTAAATCTCTTAGATTTTACCAAGGAAATCACTTGAATTCTTTGATCCAATTCTGTGGGACATTAATACCTACATGATATTTAAATCCATGATGCTTTGTCCAATCGGAATAATAAGTCTCGGAACTCTTAGAAAATCTACGGTCTTGTTCAAAGATAATTCTCAAGTCTATCCCAGGATTATAATTTCTTACTGCAAGTAATTTCTTACGATCTGTACTAGAAAATCTGCCTTTGAATTCAATGTAAACAAAAGAAAGTCCTTTTGGTATTTTAAAGTCAGGCCAATATTTTCTTACTTTTGCAGGTAGTTCATACTCAAGAACCTCTGCTTCATACTTAAATTTAATAGAATTCTTACGAAGAATTTTAGCAATCTTTTCTTCGGACCCACTACGGTATGTTTTATTCTTTGCTTTATTAGTAAATCTCATTGCAATTCAAAACCAATAATTAATCTCTACACCACTATGTTTACAACGATTACAAAACCAATAATCGTAAGAACATTTCCATTCATAATCATTTTTAGTATTATAAACTATATGTTTGTGCCAACCAATAAAACATAAGAACTTACGGAGTATCATCATTGTTTTTTTCCTGTAAAATATCGGGCGGTTGAAATCCAAATAATTTAGGCAATTCTCCTTTAGATATCTTATTATCTTGAATAGTAAGCGATTGAATATAAAAATCCATACCTTGCGCTAGTCCTTGTAAACGGCCAACATTCACCATAACTATAGATTCGTCGCGCGGGCTTAAACTTCTTATTGAAGTTAATTCATCGGCAATTTTCATTATTGAAGATTGATAATTTTTTACTATTGTTGTAACTGTTGGTAATTCATCCATTTTCTTGGCTCTTTAACTAACTTTGTAAACCAAACTTTATCATGAGCATATTGATTCTCAATTAGGCCCTTGCCTTCATTACAATCCTTCCAGCAAAGTTCTTTGAAATCACAGTATGTACATAACTTATTAAGGATCATATTCCCAGACTTACCTAAAGACTTGGGAGCATAGCATTTTTCGGGAGGAGGTTCTTCATGTTCAAGTGAAATTCTTGCATTTTCTATTTTTAGATTTATGTCGGGAATATCGTATTGAGTATCGAGAAGTAAACTACAAAGTTCTCCATTTTCTTTATTGATTACGACAAATCCTCCTTTATCGTCGTTATCTTGCTGCATGTACAGACCAAGTTGATATTTATAACCAAAAGGATCGGAATCATCTTCATTAAGTAAAAAACTTCCGTTAGCAAATTTTTTATAAGAAAATCCAGAAGCACTTTTTATTTCTACCACTACTCCGTCAATACGTGCATCTTTCTTTCCAGGAACACCATCTACTTCTACTCGTGCTTGTTCTTCTGTAACGGAATGTCCTGTTTCTTTTGCAAGGAACAAGACAAGTTCTTCTAAGATATTGCCATAAAGAAATCTGATACGATCAGACCCACTAAGTTTCTTATCTCCTTCTGTAGATTTAATCGTATACCAAAGGCGTCTAGGTGGGAGACCAAAGTTCGAGGCTACTAACTTTTTTTCCTTATTAGACCTTGATCTCCTACCTAGTGCATCTCTGAAAATATCTCCTAGATTTTCTAGGAACTGACTAAGATTATCCTCAGAGAATTCTTTGTCCTGATTTTCAAGATATGTATAAATATCAGGGATTAAATCCTTAAACTTAGCCATTTAGGTCTATAGTTTTTCTCGTATAAATTTAGCAATTTCTTTGAATGTATGTCTAGTCTCAGGTCCAGTACCATCGTTCAATTGAATTAACTTACTTTGAGTTTCTTCAGTAAGACCATATTTCTTTAAAAGTCTTTCGCTTAAATCTCCTTGTTCATTATCAATAGAATATTGAAGATCGTCTTTACTATAAATCATTGTTTCATTAGGATCAATAGTGCAAAGCACTCCTAGACAACAAAACTTTGCATGATTTCCCTTATAACCAGGCACTCTCAAGGCTCCTGTACCTTGTCTAAACTTACCAGATTCCAGTGCTGTTATCCATTTCTTTTTCCAAGTAGGATTCATTTTCTTCCAAGCCATTTAATCATACTCCTTGGCTATATAAAATCTAGGATCATTCCTAGTAAATATTCCCTAGATATGTATATAGAGGTCTAGACTACTCGTCAAATTAAAGTGTCGGTTCTATATAACATACCTAGGGAAACTCTTACGCTACAGGTTCTTCTACTTGACCACCAGGAACTACAAAGCCTCCCGGTACTGCAGCAAGATAGTCCCCCTTGCGTGCTAATTCAGCCTCTGTCGGTACATATCTTACAAGTTCAAGTACCTGGATTTCCTGAAGAATAGGAGTAACTTCTCCTTCTCCATAGGCCCAGGGCAAGAATCTTACTCGTACCTTTGATCCATTACCTACAAGAATAGAAGGCGGTATTACATTCCTTTGAGAATCAATTACACGGGGGGGTTCACGACCATCTGCGACTTTGCTCTTGATTTGGACATAAGGTCCCTTGAACTTATCATCTGGACCCTTTGGTTTCTTAATATTTAATCCAAAACTTTGAGCCTTCTTCAATTGTTCCGGTGTATCAAGGACCAAATCAATCTTATAAGCAGGAAGAATTCGATGTTTTGGATTGCCTTTGTCTGGTCTGTGAATAAAAGTATACATTGCAGAACCCTCAAGGACTTCAAATTTAATTGGTTCTTTCTTAATTGTTGCTTCATTTACCATAGATTATTACGCTTATTTTCCTTTCGTGAGTTACATACTACTGTACGTCGCACTCATTACACTACGTCACTTAGTAGATTTTCCAATGCTTCTTTCAATGAAGCAAAGACATATCCTTTATTAGCCTGAAATGGAGGTCTTGCTCCATCGTTTACTACAAATATTTTATTAACCACCGCACCATTTTCTACTTGTTGGCAATTAAATCCTACTAAAGTTACAGTAGAAGTGCCTTGAGGTACTAACAATTCTGCCAATTCTTCTCTTCTCCTTCCTAATAATTTCATTAGTATATACTAATGCACATGTGCCCACGATGCTCCTTGTCTCCGTTGTGCAGCAAGAGGACACTTAGATTGTAATATTTCTCCAGCATCTATTATGGCTTGCGCCATTGTACTTCCTACATGCTCAGCGTAATCTTTTTTAGTTTCTGTAAGAAATTCATCATGAATTATAAGTCTTTGTTTAAACCAAATATTTTCATCTTTGAGTTTCTTATGATATAAAACCATTGCTGTTTTCATTATTATTGCTTCAAAGGATTGAAGTATGACCGACATTGCTTTATGAGGCTTATCTTTGTCCAATCCAATAAATCTACCATCAAGAGCTATAGTATATCCTCTTTCTACTTCATTGTCAAGTCTTTCTTTTAATTTTCTTATAAAAGGAAATCTTTTGTAAAAGATATCAAGGAGATAACGTCCTTTTTCTATATCGCCAGATCCTAGAACAGTAGCTAATTTACGTGCCCCTGCTCCCATTAAGAAGGCATAGATGAAGGTTTTTGCAACAGCCCGCGTACAAGTAAGAACGTCAGAATGAACTTTATGAGGATCAATTGAAGAATCAGATACCAATCGTATATAATCAATGTTATTACCATAATGAGCAAGAGCACGAAGCTGAATTCCAGAAGCATCAACATCCACCAAACAATTATTTCTTTTATCTTCCAATGAGAATAAATCCCTACATTCCCAACCATAATTGCCTTGTTCTCCTTTTATAGGATTTCCTGTTAATTTATCTATTTCTATCCTAGGTATATTCTGAAGATTAGGGCTATTAGAAGAGAAACGATGAGTACTAGCCCCAAGAATATTAATATACCCGTGTATGTATCCTTGATCATCCATCAACTCCAATAATTGATTTACAGTGGTTTCTCGATTTCGTATAATTAAGTACTTACTTAATAGATGAGCTTCTTTAGGAGCATCACTAGGAAGATTCTTTAAAGAATCTTCAGTAAGCTTAGGCGCACCTTTAGGAGTAAGCTCTGTGGGCTTCCATCCTAATTTAAGTAATTGGTTAACTCTTTGAATAGGAGAAGAAGGATTAAAAGATTCAAACTCAATAAGAGTGTAAGGCCCACTAACCAAAAGAGGATTAACTTTAGAGCCGAGGGTTCTTTTATGGTATTCACCTAATTTAGTCTCCTTTGGATTATATTCTCTAATAAGTTTTGCTCTTGGTAAAAACCTTTGTTGCATTTCTAGTTCTAATGCATCTGCTCTAGTTTTACAAATAGTGTACAACGCAAGTGCTTTTTCTTTGTCTATAAAAATACCATTGCGTTGTTGTTCAGAAATTAATCTTTGTACTTGATGTTCAAGTTCTATGGACTTAAGAGAAAACCCCCGAAGTTCTTTAGTTCTGAGATGATCATAAAGAGCTTCTTGTATCAAGACATCTTGAATACATCGGTCTACCATGATAGGATCAAAGTGTTCCCATTGTTCTTCACTTATTTGTATCTTTGATAATCCTAGTCTCTGCCCCCAAGCTTCCACTGAATGTCCTTCTTTTCTTTTTGGTGAAGCCAAACGAGACAAGATGTAAGTATCCCTAATATCCACCCTATGATCATCGAATAGAGATACTCCCAAGAGTTTATCAATCCAGTATAGGTCAAAATCAATGCCGTTATGCAATACATAACGAACATTAAAAGTATTCCTGCCGTCAGATACATTGTTTTGCTCCTCAGTTGCGATTGCATTGCAATCGACTACAAATTCCTTGAATTTACTTATGGATGCGATGGTGGATTGCTGTAATACCAAGCTATTAGTATTAGTATAAACAACATAATGAATATCGTTGATAAAGACATACCACTTATCCTTTTTAAATTCCTTAAGAACTATACACCAGAATTTATCTGGCTTAAGTCCATTGGTTTCTGTATCTACAATAAATATTCTCATTCAACAATTACATTACGTATTTCTCTTATTTCATAAGTTGATCCTGGTATAGGTTCTTGTTTTTCAATAAAACGATTTGCTACATTTTTATAACGGAAGGTTTTTAACATTGTTGCATCTCCTGTAATAATTACTAACCATACTTGATACATTATATAATTAAACTTCTTACGATTCTTTGCCATAATATTCTCCTAGGCTGCTGCCTTTGTTTTCTTCATGTTCATCTCTGTACATACTTGTTTATTTAGAAAATCATAAAATCCTCCATTATGTCCTTCTGGAAGATTACACCAATGAGTAAGTGGGTCTTCCTTAAACCAATGTTCTATTCCTTTTTCTATGAAATAATGAAATTCTTTTATATTACTAGAAGTAATAGGATATCTTCCTGTAACATCATTAGGTGTTACTTCCATTAATAGATCCTTGATTTTATTAAAATTGCTCATTGCAAGATCAAAGTCATTATTATTTATTGCTTCAATGATGTCAATCTTACGTATCTTTGAAACAAAAGCTTCGTAATAATCTTCCTTTGTATCTGCTACTAGTTGTACTACTTCTCTTGCTAGTCCGGTCACAAGTGACATAAGAGGATATGAAGTTAACCAAAAGTTAGAAAGAGTTCTATACTCTAGTCCGTGATTAGGAGTTCTATATTCTCCGGCTTGTCCATAGACCTTGCGACGTTCTATATTTCCCCAATCTCGATCTATTAGGACACAAGTATTCCCTAGTATTATATCTAGCATAAAAATTGTTTTTTCTGGGCATTCCAATGCTTTATTAATCGAAGGACTGTCTTCATTTCTTCCCAAATGAATATGTCCTCCTGCGCTTCTATATTTATATGTATCTGGATTAATTGTAATTTTAGCTTCTGCATTATAAGTATTTTTAGAAGGACTACAACCAAGTTTACGAGATTTCTCGTCAAGAGCTTCTAATTCTTTCTTTGTAAACTTAATTGTCTGAGAAAAATCAGGTTTTATTCCTTGTATTTTGCTATTTTTTATAGCCAATGTATCTCTTAATTTTCTAAAACAATGTGATATTTCATTAGCAAGATTAGCTCTACAGGTATCCGGTCTAGGATTTAGCTCTGCCTGTACTCCATCAATTGTAAATTTACTAGCATAAATACTTCCTGCTTTTAGTCCTTCTTGCGGTAAAATATCTTTTGCTTCTATAATTTTACCTTCATTGGTACGAAAAAAGAATTCTGGATCGCACCCAATAGAAAAACTTTGGTCCATTACCTTTCGCATTGTAGTATATCATCCTTAGTTACATCCTTTGTTAATGATTAAACCAAGAAACCTCATGCTTCCTGGAGTATTTTACCTTCTGGGTCTAATACTTTCATTTGTTCTTCCATCGTAATTAATCTTTGAACTTCTGCATAACTTTCTATTTCTTTGAGTCTTCCGCTTTGTTTATTCCATAAGACATAACATGCCGGTCCCGTTTCTCCTGTAAATCTATTTTTGAGTATTCTAATAGTTGTGACGTTGCGTTCAACTTGGTTTTCAGCTTGTCCATTGCGTTCAAGACCAATAACAATGTCTGCCAATTGACCAATGCCAGCGGAACCCCTAAGCTGACTAAGGCTCGTAACGCCACCTTCTTCGTGGGGAATTGAGTCATTGCTTCTCCTTAAATGACTTACTACAAATAGACATATGTCTAATTCCTGAACCAAGGTTCTTAGCTTGGTCATAATCTGATCTAGAGCCTTGCGCTCATCTCCGTGAGAGCCATCAGAAATAATAATAGATATGTGATCAAGGAAAATATAACGAGCACCAAAGTTTGTGGCGATAAATCGTACTTGATTGCATACTGTATCGATATCATTGCTACCAAAATGATCCCAAAAAATCCAGCGATCATTATCAAATAGGACATTCCAAGCATCGGTTCTTTTTCCTTGTTCTACTACATTCTCTGGAAATCTAAGATTAATACCTAGTTCCATGCCTACAAAATCTTTTACTGTTCTTCGTAGAGATTCTTCCAGAAACATACATCCTATTTTTTCTTGAGGCAATATTTTATATAAATGATAGGCAAGCTCTTTTATAGTAGCAGATTTACCTACGCCGGAGCCAGAAGAAAGTACAATAAGCTCGCTAGTCCTAATGCCATGCAGAACTTCTTGAAGTCCGTTCCAAGGATAAGGAACACTTTGAGAATTATCTTCTGCCAGAAAAATGTCAAGAGTATTTTTACCTTGAACAAGACCTTCTGGAGTAAATGGCTCTGCTCTCCACCATTCTCTAATAAAGAGTTGTAGATACTCCTGAGACTCGTCTAGTTTACCCTGGGATTCTACTTCTCTTATCTTTTCCAAATATTCATTTGCATCTTTACCCTGACTAAGCTTTACTATTCTTACCTTGTTCTTAGGAAAACTTGTAGAAAATCTTTCAGCAGCCTTTCGCCCAGGAACATCATTATCACCACAAAAGATTATATTATCGAAAGAATTAAGATACTTATAATCTTCCTGGGTTAATTTGCTTTCTGCTCCGCTCTTGAGCGAGACACAAGCGTATTTACTACCGGTCAATTCATAGACGCTCATTGCATCATATTCACCTTCGGTAATAGTAATATACTTACCACCCTGAGGAAATATTTGATGCCCAAATAAACCGCTTTGTTGAAATCCTTTATATGTCTTATGACGTACTACATGCGATTTATCGGGATAACGTACTTTGGTAGCCATAAGTTTATTATCATAATTAAAATAATTGAATAAAATATTTCCATCAAGGTCTTTACGAACTTGGTACAGGTCTAATGTAGAAACATTGAGTCCACGAAAAGACTCAGAGAATTTTACTTGTTTTTCAGATACCAAGTTCTCCTGTAAAGACAAGTCAGAATTAATGATTTCATCTAGCTCAGTAATAGAAGCTCCTAATGCTTTATAAGCTTTTCCGCATGAATAGCATTTATAAAATCTAGACTTATCTATGGGATTTTCATATAGTGTAACAGCATCTGAACTTCCACAACCATTTATTTTACAAGCAAGTCTACCTTTTATTGGTATATTTCCACGATATTCTTGAGAAGTGTCTTCTATATTTAATCCGAATGTTGTCATGATTTATCTTGTAAATTTTTATAAAACAAATACAACCTTTCAATTTGTTCAAATGTTAAATTACTTTTACACATATTAGCTTTATAAGAAATAAATGCAATATTTCCTTTTATATATCCTTTAGAATTATCTATTCTATCAATAGATAGAGAATGTAATCTATTTTTATTTCTAATTTTCATTTCATATCCTAGTATAGGACAATGTGTAGGTATATTTTTAAAATCATTTAAAGTTAAATTAAATTTAATTTTTTGCCGTTTTGCTCTTCTTTTTGTACAAGAAAAATACCAATTTATAGGTTTCATTTTTATTTCTAGTTCATAAAATTTGTTATTTATTTTTGTTCGTTCTTCTGAAGATAAAGAATAATATTTATTTTGTGAATAATGACATTTTCTACAAGACCATCTTCTTCTATTTTGAACTTTTTTAGTGGAGTATAGGGGAAAATCTTCTATACTTTTTCTAATACTACATTTTTGACAAACTCTACTTTTGTATTGTTGCATTTAATTTTAATAAAACTTCTTTCTTTAATAAACAAATACGTAATGGATTATGAATTTTAAATCCGTACCAAGACCCAATTTTATCAAATAGCCCCATTTCAGTATAATAGACATACATAATTGAATACGAATCACACTTGCACCCTACAGCAGTCTTATAATCGAGCCAGTGGCAAAACTCATGGATTATTATACCTTTCCATCTAGACTTAGACCAATCAAAGTCATCTCTAAATATCATTAAACCACCAGGAGGTATATTCTTGATCCAAGATAATTTGGGATTAGACCTATAAAATCCTGGGTAAAATTTATTAATAGTAAGTGCTTCTGTATCTAATACTTGAAGTTCAGAAGAGAATTCCATATAACGTATTTCAGGATCATATACTCCTGCAAAAGATATTCCTTGTATATGATCTTCCAAGTAATCCTTGACCCATTGAATATTCTCATGAGTTAATCTCTCATTTGCTCTGGGGAATCCCATCAAGAACAAGAAATAGAAGAATACAAGACTTATTAGGAATACTAACCATGTAATGATTCTATGTCTGATCATTTGAATTACTCGGAAGTAAATAATGTTCTAATTTAAACTTAGTAAGTGCAAGCATTTGATCGGTATTAATACTTGTAGGAGCACGAAGCAATTGCCTGTGACTATAGAATTCCTTGCCAGTAAATTCAGAATCATATCGACAAGATAACTTACCATTGATATACCTAACGTAGACAGTTTTTTTCTTAGAAGTCTTGAGTATCCAAGAACAAGGAAATTCCTTGCTTGTTTGTTCTATTGAAATTAACAAGGGCATACTCATTTAGTATTTCCTAAGATTTTATTATACAAAACCAATAATTGATCATACATTTTTTCAAGTTCACAAGAACCTCCTTCTTGATCTTGCAAAGCTTGAGTTAATATTCCTAATTCTTTTTGATTAATTGTTAATATTATTTCTGAATTATTATCATGCACTTTAATATACATTAGAAATCTCTTTGATTAGCAAAGAATTTAAGTGAATAATAGCCTATAAAACCTATGAATGCAGGAAAGAATAAACCAAAGAAAATTAAATCATTCATCGCGGGGTTCCCTGGGCTGCCATGTGTAAAGTCGCCTGCGCTCGTTCGGCCTTGATCCGCTCCTTCCCCTCCACCAGAGCCGCAATAGAGGCGGCGGCATCAAGTGCGCGCTCGCGATTGGCGTTGGTTTGAATATTTCCGTCTGTGCCTTGGAACGCTGCGGGCAACCGCTCAGCTTCTTCCCGCAGGTGCTTCGTGAGAACCGCGAGGGCAGCGCAAGTTTTGAGCCGGAACAATTCTCGGTCTGTTTCAAGTATGTCTTCGTCATCCCACAAGACTGGGAATGAGCGAGGATAATATGTTCCAACGGTGTCAGTCCCAAGCACATACTTCATATTGATGTAAGTTGGGTTGGTGTTCCAAATCGCCTTCGCCATCAACTCAATCACATCGGCATTCATCGCGGGGTGTCCTTTGCAGGATGGTTTAAATCATTTAATTTTTGTTTTATACTTCTATTCATACAGGATACTCCAGTTCTCTTATGTGTGGTACATCTAATTCTAAATAACTAAACTTACGATAATCTACACTCTTACCTAGATATTTACTAGGAGTTTCTAAATTAGGTCTAAAGTATTTTCTTCTTAGTCCCTTTTCATAGAGCCCTGGGAATGCTTTCATACGTTCCTTGTACTCTTCCAGGGGCTCTAGGTTACATATCAGAACACCTAGATATTCCAAATAATTGAGGACTATGGTAATCTTGTACCGATGCATATATTTCCATCGTTTAGAAATACTCTTAAAGATACGCAACGGATAAGCCTTTTGATCTTTTTCATGAATTCTAATACAAGTATTTAGGACATCTTGAATATACTCGTTACTAAAGTTTTTAATTCTTTGGAGATACTTCTTCGGGAAGGGCTTCAAGAGCATATATTAAAACATTTGCCTGTCTTTTTAAGTAGCCTAGTTCTTCTCTTAATTTAATTACTTGATCGAGTCTAGTCTCTGCAATGATATTCCACTTGAATCCTGCAAGATATTGTAATCGTTCACTTAATTCTTGTTCTCTGTCTTCTATTTCTCTCTGATACATCACTTTTAAACTCCCATATGATACAATATATTGAACTTAGTGTCAACTTAAATATCTTAATAAAGATAACTCTAAGTTAACCCCTTGATTTAAAAGGATTTTTCATGGATAATAAATTTGTACTAAAGTCCCAGACTATCTGGGGTGTCCTATTTGGTTTTGTCGGACTTGCTCTTTCTGTCTTTGGATATCAATTTAGTTCAGGAGCAGAAGCAGAAATTACCGATGCAGTAGGTAAGACCATTGCAGCAGCCGGTGGTCTATGGGCGCTAGTAGGTCGTTATCGTGTAGGTGACTTGTTCTTCAAGAAACCAAGTGCCTAATGAGCATCGTAGCTCTAGTTAATGGTATTCTTAGCTTGCTCCAAAGTTTAGTCGCTTGGGGGCAAGCTAGGAAATTATTCAATGAGCATGAAAGCATAATTGCAGCTACCATCCTTACTAAAGCACTAGAGGATATTAAAATTGCTCGACAAGTTGAGATTGAGCTTAGTCATAAGTTTGACGCTAATCCTAGCGACGTGTCAAGCAACGACGGCTTTCGTAGAGACTAGACCTACCAACCCCGTAATCGTCGAGCGAGGCGCGACATTTTGTGAAATAGCTCTACCGTTTTATTGGTCAAAGTCCGATACGTCCGATACTCAGAAACAAGCGAAAATCCATAACGAAAAGGGAAAAAGATTGCACTGTAACTGGGCTCAATTCGGACCATTGCAACCATAGACTTCTCTTTTTCTATTTTTTTCCATAATTCATAGAAATCTATATCTTCATAAGGCATTTCTTCTATGATTTCAGTCAGAGATTTTTGTTGCATCAGGAACCTCTCTCGCTTGCTTTCTAATTGCATTCACTTCATGAAAGAATGCACTAAGGTACATCTCAAGTATTCTATTGGCTTCAAATCCGTCTATGACCATTACAGGTCTTGTAAAAGTGTATTGACCATCAATCATATAATGATCAAAGACAGGATCGTACTTGATCCTAATGATATGTTCTTGTGGTTCACTAGCAGGTTTAGTAGTCTTTCCCATTTCAAGATAATTCTCCGCTGCATAGGCCATTTCTTCTTGTATGTTATACGACATAGATGAACATTCCTATGATGAACAATTGCACCATTGCAATCATTATATTAGCTCGCCAGATTGCTTCTATGTCATCTTTAGTAGTAAGAAAATAGAAGTAATTGATTACTGGGTAGCATATTCCACTAAGAATATATACAAGGCTAAACCAAGGTACGAGACCCAAGACAACCAAAGCCAAAGGGGCATTCCTGACCATTCCAATAAAACCTTGGCCTGACATATGAAAGCCGAGGAATTCAGTCTCTGACCAATAATCATTGGGAGTATCTTTCCATAATTTAGGCCATAGCCAAGAAGTCAACATTTCAGTATCTTGAGGCTTTATTCCATGAAGCCACTGTTGCTTCCATGTATTAAAATTATGAATTGCATGAGACCTATCATCGAAGAGAATCAAGGGTATGTACACTGAAGCAAATATAAGAATACTTCTCCAAATGAATTGAGTATCTGGAGTAGTTCCAAAGAATACCAATAGAGTAATAAGTATGCTCCATAAAAGTATATGGTACTTGTTAATCTGTTCCTTTATTTTCTGTATCATGGTAAGATTTACCTTCAATTAAGTCATTAATATCCTTATTTAATTCGATATTAAACATAAGATCGTCAATGACATCTAAGAAATCACTACCTAAATTATCGGCATCATGTTGGTCTCTTACATCTTTTAATGCTTTATAAAGCGTCAATAATCTTTGTTCCATGTCATTATTTACTCCTAATAATTAATGGGCTCCGCACAAGAATCATATGCGCTAACTTAGCTTCCCCAACAGAAGGACCCATCCCCATTTAGCTTTTAATAAGTTTCTGTATCTCGGGAAGTACTGGAACTACCTTGGCAATTGGCTTAATTTCAAGGATTACCAATGGCCTATTAAGCTTCTGGCTATGATGACTAGCTGCTTCATAGTTGTCGAAACTATCGAAAGCTAATTTTACTGGGAGACCCCGTACTTTCTGATTGCTCATTGAGGCTTGCATGTCCTTAGGTATAGAATCATTAAGGACCAATGGGTCGATTACAGCGAAATAAGACTTCTGTAGGAACTCCCCCTTGGCAAAGACATCTCTTGCTACGACAGAAGGATGTTCCTCGGTAGTTCCCATTGTAGAACTAGTTTTAAACAAGGTATTCATGTGATTTACTCCTAATTATAAGGGTTAAGGCTATTAGAGCCCCGCACAGGCCCTTTGATATCAGGGGTACCTAGAGTACCTTCTGATCGTCCAGGAGGCTCCTGGAAGCTTCTGAAGAGGATTCTGAGCCTAGCTCGCCTAGCTAGCTCCATCCAAAGAGCATTAACCTCTATAAAGAGTTTAAAGACCCTTGAATTCTTACCTATGTAATTATCCCTTCTAAGATAATCCTCTAATTTAAATTCTAAATTCATTGCTTTAGTCTGAATTTCTCTGTCTGTAATTATAGGCATTGTAAGTATTTCCTTAAAATAGACCCTATATATCAATAGGTTAAAAGATAATCATGGAATAGTTGTATCTACCCTCTTGACTTTTTAATTATTTGTGATAAACTTACGTGATTGAAGCATCTTAGGAAAGAGCTTACAATCGAATGTTCATAGTTAATTCTTGGATTGAGAAACCGAGAATATATTTACCAAGCAAGAGAGTCATTAGACTGACGGTTGATAATGTACCATAGATCAGAGGATAAATCAAGCCAAAAGATGTAGTAGACCTCTGGTTGAGCATACTATATATAGTATTTATATGAGCCGCGAGGTAAACCTAGATACTATATATAGTATATCTAGGTTTAATCCGCGTACTAATCTAGGCATATATAGACCACATTGCTTCATCTGAACCATCATCAAAGGGCTTATTTCCTATGGTAATTGTCTTTTTATCGTTATAATGAGACCTATTATACATATATTCGCTTGCTTGATCAAAGTTATTTTGAAGCCAATCGTAAATAGCTTGCTTACCACCAAAGACACCATTGTTATACAACCATGCAGCAGCTTCATCAGGATAAGTAAGGACCCAATCTAATACTTCTGATTTATTCATCAATGCAAAATCTTTGGTATCTAAGATTCGTTCCTTCTCTTTGACAAATGCACTCATTGAAGAAGATTCTAAAGAATCTTTTTCCTTGGATTCTACTGTAACTTGACTTTTAGTTTTTAATTCTAATAGGTCTTGTTGAGCAAGATGATTACTAATAATCTTTAGTGCGTCTCTTTGTTGCGATTCTTCGAATCGGCTCTCTACCATCTTGCGTTGCATTAGACCTACGACCATATCGAATCTCATGGTATCTTTGTTAGTATCTCTAATCCAGCCATATCCCCAATTAGGTCCTCCCTGCGTTCTCTTTGCAATAAGATATTCTCCCTCTTTAAGTTGACCTTTGATTTCATCAGTGATGTCAATTTCAGGAGGATAAAGGGAATTGATAGTAGTAGCATACCCACGAGAATCAATGGAAGTAGCATGAGGATTACCATGATTACTAAGGTCCACCACAGTACTTTTAGACGGTTCTCCAGCATTATTATGGATATTATGATGTTGGTTCTTCCATTGATCTCCTATAAAGGAAGAAGCTCTATTGCTTCTATAATGAGGAGTATCCAAGGAATATCTATTGGAATACCAGACACCAGGAGCTTCTTTCTCGTTTGTATGCCCTTCTTTTTCATTGAAGATTATTACTCGTGAATCTCCAAGAATAAATAGTAATTTATTATGTTTACCTACATCTCGTTCTACTAGTCTCTTGAACCCGGTATTGAATATAATATCTGGTTTTTCTTTAATGATAGGTTTTAATATTTCGTCTACATAGACAGCAGTATCGCTTCTAGGATCGTTACTTTTCCATATACCTGTCCCTGAAATCACTCCATTATGCATCAAAGCTAGGTCCATCTGATCTCCTAGTTGAAGACTAAGGATTTCAAATGGATGAAGATTGTCATGAGACTTTTCTCCATGTGTCCTAAATCTAAAATGTACTGCTACAGGAGCTTCTTTCGGTACTAGTTCAAAGACTCTTTTGAATGTCTCGAATGAGGACATTCTCTTGCAGTAATGCAACTTGTTGTCCTGAGCAAAGACAATACCCCAACCATCCCCATTGTTTATATGAGCATTACGCAGACTATTGGGTACTATTAGACTCTTCTTTGGTGCATAAGCGATCAGACACATCAGTTGTTATTCCTTTGATATTCTTCCAACTATAAATCCTAAAATAAATATTATAAATATAATTAGTCCAAATGCAATTTCTTCCATTAGGCTACCTCCTCATATTCCTTGCTATACTTAGAGTTAAAGACATGTACAGTATTGATGTATTTCTTCTTTTCCAGCCATTTAGTAAGCCATTTGTATTGTCCTCTATTATGCGCACACCATGTAACAAAGGCATTTACTGCCTTAGTTCCTTGTATATCTTTATTGGAAGCAATGTTGCACCAAGTAACTAGGGCATGTACAAAGTCTATATTCTTCATGAATCCTGCCTTAGCTACATTACTTCTGAATATTCTTATTTCTATAGTAGGTTTTCCATTGGTATTAAGATTTATTGCTTCTCGTTCTATACCAGGAGTAAACCTAGGTAGAATTCTATGGTCTGTAGACAAGGCTTTACCTTGTTTGATCTTTTTGTCTACAATCTTGGCATATCTGGACTCTTTTCGTCCTGCAATATCTTCAATAAATACTCTATTGTTAGGATCACCTGTGAATTGTAAAAGTCTACCTAATTGTAATTGATTTATTGCTGCCTTGGAAATATGGATGTGTATTCCACAACTAGGTCTTTCGTTTTCTCCATTATTTGACCATCCTGCAAGGAATGTACTAGGTGCAAGGTCTTTTTCATTATCGGGGTAGTCTTCCTTGAAAAATCCTTCCCATGCTTCGGTCATATGCCATCTATGCGTTCCTGGAACTGAGACTATTTCAAAACCGCTTATATGTTCATTTATTATACTGATATCCGATTTCATGATACCAATACCTTTTTTATTCAAGAATTCATTTATGATAGATGCACAAAATGTCTGAGCTTCGTAAGCTCTACGATCTATATTCGAAAGACCCGATTGTTTTAATATGTCATGAATGTACTTAGAAGGAGTTACTTCAAGTTCGATACCCATGTACATAGTCTTGTCTATTTCTTTAGACCCAGGATGATAGAGACTATTAGGGTTTTTGATTATTTCTATTACAGGTTTTTCACCTTTGGCTAATCTATGATAACCTTCTTTTGAACTGGGATGATATGTAAGAGGATTAGCAGTATATTGCTTTATGAAATTATTTAATCTAACGCCTCTACCACCTTGTCTATAAAGTATCTCATAACACATAGTACATAGATATAAAGGTTTCTTTGTTTCTTCAAATGGTTTCCCATTGCTATAATTTATTGCATACCATCCTTGCGTCCAAACTTGAACAACAGGTCTTGTTACAACTACTTGTTCAACTAAATCAGAGCCTCCTAATTTTTTATTTATTAAAACCTTAATAGACTCAATAATTTGATCTTTAGTAGCTCTTATAGGTATTACCGCAAGATTTCTTACAGATAATTTCCCCAGAAGAAATTCTTTTACTCTAGCATCAGGACTTACATTATATATTTCATGGCAATGATGTAAGGTTTCACAACAAAGACATGTAACAAATAATCTTTGATCTACTAGTCTTTTCGGTATGAAATCATTAGGAGCATCACTTAAATATACAATTCCTTCATGTAAATATTCAAATCTATGCGTCCAATTAGAATGGTACAAAGTATTTTCTTCAAAAGGCTCTTTAGTTACTTTGTAGTACAAATTTTGCATCCATATTAGAAAATTTCTATGGTCCATACGTAAAGAATATCTTAGGTTTTTAGGAAAGTATCTTCGCCAGATAAAAACCTGATTATCATGAATAGGCATTATATCTTTTATTATAGTTCTATAATCAAGAAAATCATTTGTACTAAGTCCTGCTTTAGTAGCTAGTGTATTTACTAGTTGTATACTTGTAAGATTCTTCCATTCACGGTCTATTGCATTATATTGATTTTTCCTTGCATTAGATATCCTATTATAGATACATTGTAAATAATCGACTAAAGTAGTCTCGATTAGTAGAGGTTTATTTTTATTTTCTTCATATTTCTTGAGATCATTACGATATTTCCACCATATTTCTTTTATTGGAATCGGGATTACATCTTTGGAAACTGGTTGCCATGTCTGTGTCCAGGTATCGAACATTAACCAACTAAAATCTTTTAAGACATCTTCAATCTTATATATACACATATCTTCGATAACATTATAAGACTTTGTATTTACTTCACGAGGACTTAAAGGTTTAGAATTTATTACTCTTACAGTAAATTTATTTTGTTTGTTCCTTAGAGCTTTAATTATATTTCTTATATCACTAAGTTTAAATAAGATTTGATCTTTATTTAAATTATTTAGCTTTGAGTCCCAACCTATGTCAGGTTCTTTTTGTAGTGTTGTTGCCATCGGAGGATTACCGTCGGTAAGAGTTCTTGTAGTATTTAGACCTATTGTATAGGTATAGGTTCTATTAATCCAAGTATTCCAAGTATTTTGATCAGTTAGATACTCACCATCGTTATAGATAAGACGATTATTAGGAGGCATAAAGTTACATTCCTCATATTTCTAATGAATTTATCTAAGGGAATATTAAGCATCTTGTTTATATCTTTCTATAGTTTGTTTTAAAGTCAAAGCATTTCTTATTTCACCTTTATATAAAGGGCGTGGTCCATCTGATAAATTATTAAATTCTAATTCATTTTCTAATTCAATAGCTTTTTCTGCTGCTTCAATTGTCTTGAACAATTTAAATTCAGCACTCCCATCTCCACAATCTTGAATTATGTAATAACATAGCGGTTTATTGGTCATTGAAAATTCCTTGAAAAAGAGAAGGGGCTGCCTTTTGAACAGCCCCTTGATTTAATTGGTTCTCAAGGTAGGATTCGAACCCACTTCTTCCTCTTTACAAAAGAGGGCTTCACCTAGCAAAGCTTCTTGAGAATACTAGGGCTTAACGTGTATTCCAAGCAGGGTTCTGACCACGGAAAGCCTTGACTCGCGCAAGCGCACGCTTCAGGGGATTATAGTCGTTACCTACTGCTTTCTTAAGCGCATCAATGTCCCGCTTAAGATTATCCATATGGGACTTACGCAGGAAAGATACAAAGAAAGCCTCATTAAGGCCGTTCGCAGCATCACGCTGCGCCGGGGTCTTAAAGTAGCCATCCAAGATCATTCCCTTTAGATGCACTGCTTCATCTACTGAGTCAACGGTAGGAACCTCTGCATCATGTTCTACCTTTGGCTTCTTTTCACGTAGTACAATCATTTAGTTTACTCCTCTATTGGGTTCATCTAGAATAACCCATGATTCTTGGTTTTTTAATATTCCCTTATAATATCAAACCAAGATAAATAAAACTTCTTATAAGGGAAAGAGTCAACTAATGTTGTAAATTAGACCACATATCTGTATATTCTTTTAGAAATGTAAGAGCATGACTAGAATTTAATTTCATAGGTAGTTTATCTGATATTTCCATTAGCCAAGTACAATAATCTTTCAAAATTTCTGCTTCAGATAAATTTAAAATTAATGTATAGGTTTTTTCAGATTGCATTTTCATCTGTTATCCTTCGCGCATTGCAGCTAATAAAATACCTAATAAAATAGCTAAGATACAACATATTATGTACATTGTAGCAAAGCTTAGCCATGAGTCCAATGGATTGTCCGAATGCCACATTTGTCTATAAAATTCATACATCCTGCGCATGGTTTACTTAATCCCATCGTATATGTAAGGTCCTGAGAGCCCCTACGTTTGATTCTAGCGACATATAATGAGAATTGCCTATCATCGAAGGTAGGAGAGCCAAAGACTCGTATTGCTCTCGTAAGAGCATCTATTTCGGCATGTAGGAATATAGCATTATGATTCTTGCTATAAGTTTGCATAAGGGTATGCGTCTTACGCCTTGGGAATCCTAGCGCAATAATGTCTTTATGCTTGTGGACTACGGCTGCGCATATTCGGACAGTTCTAATCTCTGGGTCTTTCTCTTGTGCAAAGAAACACAAGGAATTCATCAAAGAAGAGTTCATTATTATTAAACTAAATAAAATGCTACATAAATTAACCATATTGAAATAAATGGTCCTATTATTATTACTGCTGTTTGTTCTAATCTATTTAGAAACGCTAGAACAGTAATTGTTATCATAGCGCCCATTGGAATTCCTGCAATAAATCCAAGCATACTAGTTACTCCTTCTGAATTTCTTTGATATACTTATCTAATTCTTTGTTTGTTTCCCAATAAATAGGATTTTGATACCCGTGTGGAGTTGTATATATGATTAATGTCTCATATTTTGTTTTATCTTTAGGATGAAATATTGGATTACCTTTGATTCTCTTGCAAATAGACAAGACATTACCATTATTTAAAGATAATCGAGCATATAGATACATATTTAGACCATTTATATGCGGTCCAAATTTTACATCTTTGATTGTCTTTTTCATAGTCCATAGGTTCCTATGAATGGTTCATGTATTTCCTGAATAGAATTCACTTTATTATATTCAGGATAATGATGGTTTACTCTCTTGAGGTATTGCCCTATAGTACAAGAAGTACTGAATATTCCAATGATTAAAACTATGCGTGAAATGTTAATAGGAGACATTGGTAATACCCTTGCGTAAGAAGATACCTTGACCTATGCGTTCACGTTCTTCGTATTCATGGCTCCATGGAGGAGGCAGGCGTCTCCAACGAGTACACCTATAGCGTTTCTCCCAGATAATGATTATATGACCACGATGCCTGAGTCTAAGTTTTACAAAGATACGCTTATAGCGTACACATCTAGGCTCCATTGCATGAGGATGATAATAATAATTATAGCCATTGGAATAGTCTACTCCTTGTAATCTATCTTGGATTACTTCATTGCATAAGGTTTTTACATGATCGAACCGGGGCATGTCATAGACATATCTAGAAGATATAAAACGTCTAGACCGTGTTCCTGGGTTCCAGACAGAGAATTGCTTAGGGGCCAATAGAACTTCTTGAAGATTATTGCCCCATGCTCCACTTTGCCATCTATTATAGATGACATTACAGACAGCCTTTATCTCTTGATCTTCTTGTTTGCCTACTTCACCATAGACGGTACGGTACATTACATCTAAGTCTTCGGTACTGAAGGGATATTCTATAGGATTAAGACTAGGAATATTGTCATTGACTGGCCTATCATTAATCCTAGTAGTTATAGTAGTACTACATCCTATGATATATAGACATAGTAGAGCTACGACAAGAAACTTATTCATTGCGTCGCTCAGGGACTCTATATGTAATCCTATTGTAGTCTGCATTTAATTCCCTTTCTAGAGTATTTTCGTCTTGTTGTTCTACAGCGTTCTCTAAATCAAATGGATCATCAATATCTTCTTCGGGTTCTTCTGGTATTTCTTCTCCAAACGGCTCTAGTCCTGCTTCTAATCTATTAAGTACTACACCATCAGGTTCTTCTGGGGTATCTACTATATCAGCAGGTTGCATTTGACCTAGATGTCTTACAAGTATATCACCTAAAACATGGGCTGGTCTTCCTGGAACTAATTCTTCTAATTCATTGGCCTCTATACCTTGTACATATTCTTCATTTGTATTTACAATGTTTTCTTGCAGTACTTGATTTACTATAGGACTACTAGGTACTTCAAATAGATTGCCTTTGTATATTTTTCTTTTATTTCCCATAACATCTACTGCATGGATATCCAGACAAGGAATTCTTTCGTTCTTGTCATTTATTGTTTCAAAAAAATCGACTTCAAATTTACCATAGCTTTTATCATGCCATAGTTCAAAGAATGCACCACAAATACCATAGTTTTTTCTATAGTATTTACCAGTATCATTATTCCTCAATGAAACTCTAAATGAAATTTCTTCTTTTTCAGTTAATTCTGGTGTCTTTACCATGAGTTTTCCTTTGCGATTCCTTTGGAATCGGTTATCTAAGTGAGCCTTTCTAAGTCTTGTTTAGTCATTTCAAAGACCTTAAGCATATCCTGATAAGCATCGTGTGCCATAGCAAATGGACCTATTTTCCAAGTAGGGTCAGGAATGCCTCGTTTATCCAGCATTTCCCACCAAAAATCAAGGTGTTTCTTGCAATGAGAGATTTGAAAAACATATTTGTATTTAGAAGTCTCCGTAATAAAGGGATTTATACATCTATATGTACTAAAATTAATTAGGTCGGCATCGTCCGGAATTTCCTGATATGCTGCACTAGTTCCTAACAAGACAGTAAGCCCTTTGGAATTATGCCTCATTTTAGGTTTGTAGGGAATTACAAGGACTTCATCTGGGACATCAATACCAAAGATTTGCATCATGAACTCCTGAGGATTTTATCTAATGCCTTGATATTTTCTCCTACTATAGTTAGACTGGATAAAAGACCATCCATTAGTTGAAAATAAGCAGATATATTGCTCATATTTATTTCGTTCTTATCTCTGGTTAATCTTGTAACCAAGAGATCGGCACTAGTCCTGAACATAGTACAAGAACCTTTGAGAGCTTCTAATTTTCTTTGTATCTTCAAAGCATCTTGATTATGTCTATGCCTAGGTTCAATGTGCCCATTGGCTTCTTGTTCTCGTAAGAATATCTTGCTCAGGTCTACTACATTAGAAACTACATTCATAGTATTGTTCTCCTAGCGTTGTTCTTGTCTTGCATTGAACATTGCTATTTGTTCTTCTAATGTTACAGGTCTATAAATTACCTCTGTTATATTTGTTCTAAGTTGTTCTCCTACGGGTGTATTCAGCGTTTCTTCCTGATTTGTTCCAGTATATGTCATAGTAGGTGCATCTGTAATATGCTGTACGAATTCCTTTTTGTACTTATAAGAATAACACAAATGATCAGGATGTTTTACATCTATATTATGTACTCGTCTTAAATGTGATACTATAGTTTCTACTATATGTGGATGATAAGTAGTATACCCTATGGTTCCATCATTGAGAAATATGTTATAGTAATAGTCTCGTTTATGTCTTCTTAATTCATTATTCTTGATATGAAAAAGACATGTAGCAAATTCTTCTAGTTCTTTAGGAAAAGACCGATCAATACCGTCGTTCATGAAGCACCTATCATCAAAGGATTCAAGGAGTGGACTTATACCATTGGATGCCACTCCTTGCTTTGCACAAGAAAATAATTAGTTATTAATGGGACTCATTGGTGTATAGATTGACTTAGGCGGTTCCATAGGATAACATACATTGTCGATCCTATTTGCACAGTTCATTCCATTGGCTTGCGACGCAGCAGCCGATTGCTCTGCAATCGCAGCGGGAAGGGGTTCTCCTTGAGTATTGCCAGGGCAAGGAGTACCTGCTACAGCCATAGCTTGAGCTACTTCTTCGTCTTGACAAAGCAAAGCTACTGCTGCCGTCTTGAATCCCAGGTCTTCTAACCTAGCGGAATTCTTAAGACGGACACAGTTGTTGTCTACCCAAGTAGTTCCAAAGGAGATACCAAAGCCTGCTGCTTGGCCCCCAATAGACTTGGACCCTGCACAGACATCATTGCCTGAAGTAAGCCCAGGAGCAATTGCAGAGGCCGTAGAGCGTCTGTAATTAGTTACCTGGGTATTACCCTGGCTTTGTTCCTGGACCTGTCCTTGGCCTTGTAGTTGGCCCTGGGCTTGCCCCTGGTTTTGATGGATACTTTCGTCAATCAAGGGACCTGAGGCCCATGAAGGACTAGTAAAGACTAGAGCTATAAGGATTACAGTTAGTAATATTGCTAGTTCTGTAGTAAACTTCATAATAGACATGCGATTAGCTCCTGCATAAGGATACTACATGATTATAGTACCCTAGTCAGGAGCTAGAATTATTTAAGTAACAATGGATATTTTAGATAAATCAATGTTTTCTATTTCCTCTTCCTCTTCCTTTTCCTCTGGAATCGCAGCATACTCTTCTATGTCAGGTATATAGTTAAGAAATTGCTTATTGTCTAGATTAAAGTTATTGATTAGATCAAAGAGTGCATCTACTTTACCTTCTACATAAGTAGCATTCTTCATATCTTCTTCGTCGTCATTTAGGTCGGCAATATAATGAAACCATTCTTCATTAAGTCTAGTTAGTTCTAGAGCAAGATACTTCTTTAGTTGCTTAGGATTTATCGAAGGGTGTCTAAAGCTAGAAAAAAGCTTCTTGGGTTCTATACTAGGTAATTCATCAGGGAATTCTTTTGCAAATTCTTGCATAGTATAATCCTTTGTGTATTAAAGAGGCGAAAGCTCTTCTACTTGCCAAGGCATTCCATTTAGGACATGCCTTTGGACATGTTCTAAGTATTTTTCATAATGATCTTCGTCGAATATCTTTGAAGTTATTAGTTCTCCTAGATAATCGAGAGTACGGACAAGGATGTACCTTCGTTCTACATGTTTTACTTCTCGGCTACAAGAAGTATGCATTGGCAAACCCCTATCATTAGGTTTTAAGGCTTAATCTTTGGAGAAACTAGCCTAGGATGCAATGACATAAGTTTATGTTTGCGAAGAATCTCTTGTAGTTGTTCTTTTGTATAAGTCATACAATTTTTTTCCTTTGTAAGACTTTTATGATTACGAAATCCTTGCAGTCCAAGGCATCTTGAAATTCAAGGTCCTTAATATACAAATCTATTATTCCCGATGTATGGCTTTTTATCTGGGTCCTATCATAGCTTGATTCTCCTCGCAAGACGAGGAATAATTGATCTTTTCTAGATTTTACCAAGAAGCAACATTTCATGCTAATCTCCATACCTCGAACGAAGATATATTACCTTGTCTGACAAAGGATTTAAAGTTTCCATTGAATAGCTTTTGTTTCGTCTTATTCTCAGGGTCTTTTGCAGACCTATGAGCTACAATGGAGTATTCACAAGGCTCATCCTTTGATATTCCATGCTTATTAAGTATGTAACATTCAAGAGCAAAGGAAGAAAATAGCGATTGCATTTCAATCGGCAACAATGTAGTATTTTGTTCAAGATAAGACTCTCTTGGATTGAGTAGTTTAAGGAATTCTCTAATATCATTAGTAGGGTAAACCTTTGATTTACCTGGTTTTTTTACATTATAATCAGAAAGATTACGGAAATATATAGGACTAATCGGCGGTGTCTTGAGCTTTCCTCTATTGCTCATAAGAAGAATTCTTCTGCTTCTTTTCTTGTAATGAAGAAATGTATTCCTGTACTACATTCTCTCCATCTATTTTTGTCAAAATCTTCGATTTCTATAATTTGGTCTTTATTATAAAAGAAGTTAGAATTCCATTGGCTTCTTGCAATTGAAGCGCCAAAGATTTCAAGAACTTTTACTTTTGATGCTCGACACTTGCGTCCTGTAGCATTGGAGCGTAAAGAATCTTCAAGGATTAAGAGTTTTACTATGATATTATCCCTGCATTTTTTCCAACCAATGAATGAACCTTCTTTTGGGAATATTATAGTAGAATAATACACATGATTGGGAATATTTTCAGCCCCTTGCAAGTCAGCCCCTTGCAAGTCAGCCCTTCGCAAGTCAGCCCCTTGCAAGTCAGCCTTTTGCAAGTCAGCCCTTCGCAAGTCAGCCCTTCGCAAGTCAGCCTTTTGCAAGTTAGCCCATTGCAAGTTAGCCAATTGCAAGTCAGCCCTTCGCAAGTCAGCCCTTCGCAAGTCAGCCTCTCGCAAGTCAGCCCTTCGCAAGTCAGCCCTTCGCAAGTTAGCCTCTCGCAAGTTAGCCCATTGCAAGTCAGCCCCTTGCAAGTTAGCCTCTCGCAAGTTAGCCCATTGCAAGTCAGCCCCTTGCAAGTTAGCCCATTGCAAGTCAGCCTCTCGCAAGTCAGCCCTTCGCAAGTCAGCCCTTTGACCTTCTGATTTATTTCTTAGCCAAAGTTTATGTTTGCGAAAAATTTCTTGTAGTTGTTTTTTTGTATAAGTCATGTCTTAGTTGTTCCTCTTGGAAACTTCGTATTACACTAAAGACGGATAATGTAATACGAAGATTACAATATAAAGCTAAGAGTTGCGGAGTCCTATCATCAAAAGAATGTAGTGCCCAGATACAAGGCTAGCATATTGACGCTAAGCATCCTGTTATGCCCGATGCTAAACACAATGGAACACATTAGAATTGTTCTAATGTGCTCTGTGTATTCAGCTAATGCGTAGTATGTCCCCTTATGGGTTTATGTTTTGTCCCATAGAGCATAGAACCGTCATCGCATGTCAGGAAATACCCCAGCAATATGTCCCTGTCCGATATGGGGTTTTCTTTCCAGACAGTACTGTTAAAACATGCAGTGACGGCATGGATTAAGGCTAGACCAAGATTAAACATGGCGTTGTTCCGTGAGTTAGGGGTTACGCCATGTTTAAAGATCGGGAAGAGCACACGTCTGAACTCCAGTCACCGTAC